AGTTCTACAATGCGGATATGCAGAAGCTTTACGACAATTACAGGGCCTTGGAGAAACTGGACACTGAGATTTTCCGCGAGCTGAAAGTTGACGTGAAGATGCTGAAAAAGTCGCTCCGGGAACGGCTCATTTTTTGAGAAGTTTGACCGGACGGACTTTTTCAAGGCTGACAATTACGGAGACAAAAACTACAATTCAAACATTTCCAGGCATTATGCAAAGTATGGGATTGAGAAGTCCTATATCCTTGCTGAGCAGCTGCCGGATGATGTGGTCCTTTTAGGGTCAGACTTCCTGTCACAGACCTTGATTGACAAGAAAATGGACTGTATCTTCTGCAATCCGCCCTATTCAGAGTATGAAACATGGGCTGAGAAAATCATCCGGGAGGGCAACGCCGAGAAGATTGTCCTTGTAATCCCGGAGCGGTGGAAGAACAGCGGGCAGATAAAGGATGCCCTCGCCGCAAGAAAGTATTCGTATGATGTCATAGGGAACTTTGACTTCAACAATGCCGAGCGCAGGGCGCGGGCCGTCGTGGATGTCGTGGCAATCCTGCCTGAAAGTGCCACTTACGAGGGCAGGTCGTACAATAACAGACAGACTGACCCGTTCGACCTTTGGTTTGATTCCACTTTCAAGCTGAATGCAGACAAGATTGCCGAAAGCGATCTGAAGGAAAAAGAGCTGAGACAGGATGAAATAATCGCAAGCGGCGACACAGCGGAAAACCTCGTGCAGTTCTACAATGCGGATATGCAGAAGCTTTACGACAATTACAGGGCCTTGGAGAAACTGGACACTGAGATTTTCCGCGAGCTGAAAGTTGACGTGAAGATGCTGAAAAAGTCGCTCCGGGAACGGCTGAAAGGACTCAAGCTTCTTTACTGGGATTTGCTTTTCAAGAAGTACGACAGGCTGACGACGAGGCTCACGACCGCCGGGCGCGACAAGGTGGTGAAGCGGCTTAACGACAACACGGCGATAGATTTTACCCTTGAGAACATCTTCCAGCTCACCATGTGGATTATCCGGCATTCAAACACTCTGTTTGATGAGCAGCTCACGGATTTCTTCTTTAATCTTGCAAGGAGTGAGAATATACACAGGTATAAGTCAAACCTGCGGTGGAACGATTCTGACTGGAAGTACATGAAGGAAAAGTGCTATAATTACGGCACTTTCCGGGTAGACCAGGCAAGGGAAACGCTGAGGAACATCATGCTTGACTACCGCGTGATAGTGACCGGATGGAAAAACTTTGACTTGGACTGGTATAAAAAGCAGATGTCCGACTCCTGCCGTGATTTTCTGTACGATATGAGTGTCATCGGGGAAAACCTTGGATTCCGGCTGGATTTCAAGATTCCCGGCAAGTATGATGAGGTAGATATTGCCGAATGGAGCAACTTTGACATTCTTACGGCCGACGGCAAGGTTTTTGCAAACGTGAAGCTGTACAAGAACGGGAACAGGCACATCAAGTTCTGCAAGGAGTTTATGAAAAAGCTGAATGTCGAGATGGCGAGGATTAACGGCTGGGTGCATGATAAGGGCGAGGCCGCCAGGGAGATGGACATCCCGGAGACGGAGCTTGCCGGACTGTGGGGCGGGAACATGAAGGTCGGAATCGGTGACGGACGGGAGCTTTTGGGGCTTCCAGCGTGAGAAGATCAGTTAAAGCCCTGATTCAACAGGCGATTCAAGTCAGTTCAAGTTGATTGAACGCATAAACCCCTTGTAAATTGCACGTACACTGCAAAACAAGGGGTTTTTTATGAAATCAACGAATCTGCCGTTTGCTTTTATTGAGAAATATGTAATTACCAATAAAGCTATTGCTTTTTTTTTTTTGATGTAGAAAGGAAATAGCTATGCAGAATACATTGAAAATTACATGCGAATGCAAGGATTTCTTAAAGCTTGACGAGCTTACTGAGTTTCAAGGCGGGCTTAAACAGAGGGACGATTCTGATATTGAAAAGATTATCAAGTCAATAAAAAAATACGGCTTTTCATTTCCGTTCTTTGTGTGGAGGCATGACGGCATAAACCATTGCTTGGACGGCCATGGGAGGATGCTTGCGCTGAAAAAGCTAGAAGCTGACGGATACCAGGTTCCACAGCTTCCGGTTGTCTATGTGGACTGTAAGGATGAAAAGTCAGCAAAAGACCTGCTTCTTAGGCTTAATTCCCATTATGGTACGATGACGAAAGAAAGCGTTCTTGAGTTTATCGGAGACTTTGAAATAGATACGTCCGATTTTGAGCTTCCATGCGGCGTAATTGAGTTTAGTACAGAAGAACCAGACAATGAAACAATAGGCGATGAAGACGTGCCAGAAGTTAAAGAAGAGGCTGTTTCACAACTCGGTGAGATGTACGAGCTTGGAAATTCGATTTTGATGTGTGGTGATTCCACAAGCGAAGAAGATGTTGCCAGACTTATGGACGGTCAGAAAGCAGACTTGAGCCTTACTGATCCACCCTATAATGTGAACTTAGGACAGGGTGGTTCGATAATGAGTATGGAGAAAAGACACCGAAGAACAGACGGTGCTTTTATCATGAACGACCACATGGAAGATACAGAGTTTTATAATTTCCTTTATAAAATGTACTTGAATATCGGAAGGTTTACAAAAAGCGGTGGTTGCTTTTATGTATGGCATGCTGACAGCGAAGGCTTGAACTTCCGCAAGGCATTAAAAGACGCAGGTCTGACATTAAGACAGACATTGATATGGAATAAAAACAGCTTGTGTTTAGGGCGACAGGATTACCAGTGGAAACATGAACCCTGTCTTTATGGCTGGATAGATGGGGATTCACATTGCTGGTATAACGACAGAAAACAGACTACTGTGATAGAATGCAAAAAGCCTTCAAAGTCTGCAGAACACCCGACAATGAAGCCTATAGAATTATTTGAATACCAGATCAAAAATAGTTCAAAGGCTGAAGATATTGTACTTGATCTTTTTGGCGGTTCAGGGACAACGCTTATAGCCTGTGAGAAAAACAACAGAAAAGCACGGTTAATGGAACTTGACCCGCATTACTGCGATGTCATCCGCAGGCGTTACACAAAATGGGCAAAAGAAAACAACAGGCCCATAACAAGCGGGTGTCTAGAAGAGTGAAAAAAAAGATGATTAAAAACATTGACAAAATAAACAAGATGTGCTATTATTAAATCATCAAGTGATGCTTCACTTGCTAAGGATGGTGATTTAGATGGCCAAACACAAAAACAAGGGTGAAAAAAAAGAAAGGCCGAGTTGGACAGACATCGCGGGTCTTGTTATCAACTTCGGCCTGTTTGTAGTAGCCCTTTTGGCTCTGCTTTTTAAGTAGAGATAGCCAAAAAGCCGGGCAAGATTGGCGCTCTTGTCCGGCTTTTACAATATCTCTTTAAGGAGGTTTTGTCAATGATTACAAAGACGCAGGTAAATGTGCTTTCGCTTGTTTTTCGTGCGCTTGCACTTGCTCTCTTTATTGTCTTTCTGGTGGTAAAGTGATGGCGGGGGCAAAAAAGACCCTTGACCGTGAGTACTCCCCGAACTGGGGAGGTAAGCGCGAGGGACAGGGGAGACCAAAAGGGACAACGGGAGCTTATAAAGAAGCTCCTAAAAGCTTGCAAGTTGCCGTGAGGCTTACGGCGGAAGAAAAAGCACGTCTTGAATGTCTTGCAGAATCCGCAGGTCTTACGGTGAGCAAATATATACACCAGAAGCTTTTCCCTGAAGCCTAATTTTTTTAGGCCGGATTTCTCAAATGAAGTCCGGCCTTTTTGTTATAAAATAAATCAAAAAAATATAATTTTTGTTGAAAAAACGTGAAAAATATCATACAATTGAGTGAAAACAGGTGTTTTTATGGTAAAACACTGAAAAACAATGGAGTATCAATGCCATTTGCAAAAGGGCAGTCTGGCAATCCAAAAGGTAGGCCAAAAAAAGGCGCCTGTTATGCTGATATGCTGGAAAAGGCTGTTAAGAAATTAAAGCTCGTACAGAAAGACAAAGACGGAACCATTACTGGTGAATATAAGGGCAAGATGGTATTGGCTATGGCTGTTGTGGAGCTTGCAACAAACAAAAGTTACCCGCCACAGGTACGCTTACAGGCACTTAAGGAAATATTTGACAGGACTGATGGGAAAGTACCTAGGTACCTTGATATGACGGCACAGGTAAATTCAGAACAAAGCAGCGAGCAGACGCTCCATGTTTTTGTAAATGACTTAGAGCCAGATACGGAGTAAAACAAAAATACAAAGAACCTTTAAGGTCTGTGAATTTCAGCTATGAAGAAAATTCGGCACAGCCTTAAAGAGATGGTCGGCAAAGGATATACAAGGTTTTGGAATTGCCGAGATAAAAGATATATAGTAATAAAAGGTTCTCGCGGAAGTAAAAAGTCAAAAACCGTTGCGCTGCGTTACACTGCCCTTATGGTGGAGCTTGGAGAGAAGGCGCTGAAAGAGGGAACGGATGCTTTCCCTTCAATGGTTGTTATTCGCCGATACTGGAATACTCACAGGGATTCTACCAGAGCAGAGCTTATATGGGCAATACATCAACTTAAATTAGATTCTAAATGGAAAATCCCTAAAGGTGATTTGACGCTAACTTATATTCCTACTGGGCAGGTTATCCTTTTCCGAGGGATGGATGATGTTCAGTCAATTACTTCTATCACCGTATCTATCGGGTATCTTTGCTTTGTATGGTTTGAAGAATTCTTTCAGGTATCAAGCGAGAGTGATTTTGACAAGGTAGATATGTCTATCCGTGGGCGGCTACCGGATGGTTTGTTTCATCAGATTGTGATGACATTCAATCCATGGTCTGACAGGCATTTTGCAAAGCGTCGGTTTTTCGACGTACAGGATGATGATGTTCTGGCACTTACGACAACATATAAGCAAAATGAGTTTCTTTCTGATAAGGATATAGCCCGTTATGAGAAGATGAAGGTTCAGAACCCCCGCCGCTACCGCATAGAGGGCTTGGGGGAATGGGGCATTGCCGAAGGGCTTATATTTGAGAATTGGCGGGAAGAAGAATTTGATATACAGGCGCTGGTGGAGAAGAATAGAAACAAGCGGACGGACAGGGGGCAGACCGCTTTTGTGCAGTGCTGCGGAATGGACTTCGGCTATACGGACGAAACTGCATTTACGGCTATGTATGTAGACCGCAAGGATTACAAGATTTATATATATTTCGAGCATTACGAGAAGATGATGGAGAACCGCAAGATTGCGCAAATGCTGATTGACAACGGATTCGGGAACACTATCATCTATGCAGATTCGGAAGACCCACGGACGATAAGGGAACTGCAACTTTTGTCGGTAACAGGAATACGCCCCGTAAAAAAAGGTGCTGGCTCTGTCTTGTCGGGAATACAGAAACTGCAAGATTTTGAGATAATCGTACACCCACGCTGTCAGCACACGATTGAATCATTGTGCAATTATGCGTGGGAGAAAGACCGCCTTAGTGGGGCTATTCTTCCCAAGCCAGAACACGAGTTCAGCCATATTCCCGACAGCATTAGGTATGCTTGTTCTGAAATTTCAAAATTTGGTTTGCAAGTTTAAGAATTTGAATGGTATAATATAAGCATGAAAGAAATTTTAATGAGTGGTGATTATAGACCTTTTACAACTAAACTTATTAACAGTCTTAAAAACAGTATCTTTACCGATGAATATTTGAATTATTTATTTTCAGAGGTGAAAAAAGGTTTTTATCAAGATATTGATACACTACCGATAACAGAGCAAATAAAATACTATTTCGCTTTCGCAGGTTTTGAGGAAGATGATTATGAGTATTTAGACAGTTTTTCGGATATACATATAAGAGATGTTGTCGGTAGAATCTGTTATGATGATGTTTTTCTGCGAAAGATATTTTTTAGAAAAAAAACAAACAAAAACGAGAAAGAGCGGAAAAGCGGAGCGTACAGAACATGGCAAAAAGCTATATTCAAAAGAGATTGCTATGCTTGCAGAAAATGCGGAGCAACGGAAAATCTAAATGCACATCATATTTCAGCTTTTTCAACTGACATAGAGAACAGAAAAGGAATTTGAATCAGCAAAATAAAATCTATGGAGATATTACGATTATTTGAACGGCTGAAAAATAAACTATTGCATTTTTTTCTCACTTGATTTATACTTTATTTATAATTTGTATCCATTAAGAGACTTCAAGTCCTGCCGCAGAAAATCCGGCGGGACTTTTTTTATTTTCAAAGGGGGATGATTTGAAGAACTGGTTCCGCTGTCCGTTCTGCGGGAAGCCCTTGCTTAAAATCACAGACAAGAGCATTGTCAGGAATGAAATCTACTGCCGCTGCTGCAAAACTTCTTTTGATGTTGAAATTGAGGGGCTGGAAGTCAAGAAAGCAGCTGCAATCAAGAAGGTGTCATAAAAAGGTCTTTTCCGGTTTGATTTCCGGTATTTGCCTTTATGCAGCAGGGTAGAGCAGCCGGTTAGCTCGTTTGGCCCATTCCCAAAATGTCGGCGGTTCAAGTCCGCCCCCTGCAATAAAAAAAATAGAAACCGTCAAGAATCTTTAAGGTCAGCGGGTTGTAAAGCCTTTGACCTTTTCTGTTTTTAAATATCCTACAAGGAGCAAACACTATGGAGAATAATAATCCACAGGCAGCCGCAACGCCAGCGGACAATGGCGGCACAAATACACCTGCAAACACTCCTGCAGAAAATCCCAAACAGACAAATGGAGCGGAAAACAAGCCTTTTAAAACCTTTGAAACTCAGGAAGAGTTTGACCGGCATTCAGCTGGAATCCTTAATAATGCCCAGAAGAAGGCTGAAAAGGAACTGCTGGCGCTGCTTGGACTTAAACCTGATGAAAAAGACAAGCTTGCAAAGTTCAAGGAAGCATACGATGCAACCCTGACCGATGCGGAGAAAAAGGCAAAGGAACTGGATGCCCTTACAAGTGAAACAGCAGGGCTGAAAGCAAAGAATGCTGAACTCGAAGCAACGATTTCGGCACTGACAAAGGCAACAGGCAAGAAAGCTGAGGACGTTTCAAAAATCGTCCGCATGGCCAAGGGGCTTGTTGACGAAAACACCACGATGGAGCAGGCGCTGGAGCAGGTTTTTGCCATGTCAGCCGTAAAGCCGGAAGTAAAAAAGGCTGCCCCGCAGGGAACTCCGCCGGGAGAACCTGCCGGAGCTGCACCGGAAGCAAACCCGTTCAAGACGGGTAACATGACGGAACAGGGGAGGCTTTTTAAGACTGACCCTGAGAAGGCCCGCGCCCTGTACAAGGAAGCTACGGGCAAAAAAGCCCCGTGGTAAATAAAAGAATGGCAATTCGTACCTCTAAGGTCTGCCAAAAGAGGAGAAAAGCCAGATGGCAGATAAGGTTACAAAGCCGGAAGACGTGATTGTCCCGGAGCTTTTTACTCAGTACGTTCTTGAAGAGACTACTGAAAAGTCGGAGATTGTTGCATCAGGCGCAGTCGAGAATAACGCGACGCTGAACGATATGCTTTCCAGCGGCGGCGCTACCACGTTCACCATGCCGAAGTGGGAAGACCTCACCGGAGAATCAAACGTCTACACTGCCCAGAAGGACAGCGAGACCGAAAATGTCGGCTCCCATGCGGAAATCGGCGTAAAGATTATGCGTGAGAAGTCATGGGGCTTCCACGACCTTGCGCATTCTTTTGCAGCCGATGACCCCGCCCGTGATTTTGCCGCTAAGGTCGGTCGCTGGTGGCGCAACGATGAAAAGCGCAACCTTATGGCGATTTTGAAGGGTGTTATCGCTTCCAGTGATATGGCTGACCACGTTCTGGATATTACCAGCGAAACCCAGAAGACCATCGACGGTAAGAAGGTGCTGGATGCAAAGCAGCTCCTCGGAGATGCTGCCGATAATCTGTCTTTGATTTACATGCACTCCGCTGTCTTCACCGAACTCCAGAAGCAGCAGCTCATCAATTACGTGCAGCCCGCAGACGCTAAGATTGCTATGCCGACATACCTCGGCTATAACGTGATTTGCGATGATTCCGCACCTGTTGACGTTGGCTCCGGAGGCACTAAGGGCGTGTACACTGTTACGCTGGGCGGCACTCTTACCGCCGATGATGTTGTCACTGTTGCCGGTGTTTCTTATACAGTTACTTCTAACGACGCTGACCTTGCTGCAGTTGCTACGGCGCTCAAGAATGCACTTGTTGCCCGCCCGTCAATCACGAAGGTTTATGACGTCACGGCAAGTTCTGGAGTGATTACCTTCACCCAGAAAATTGCCGGAACTGGTGCGCAGCCGACCGCAAGCGTTTCTGAAAGCGCAACCATTACGGCTACTGCGGCGACCACTACGGCAGGTGTTGCGGGCGTGGACATTTTCACCACGTTCCTGCTTGCCCGTGGCTGCATCCAGCGTGGTATCGGTACCCCGCCCGGATTCATCGGCACCGAGATGGAGCGTGAAGCGAAAGCTTCCACCACGAAAATTTACACCCGCCAGTCAAAGATTCTGCACCCGAAGGGGCTGACTTGGAATGCAAGGGCAAACGACCTTGTATACGAAACTCCGAGCGATGAGGAACTTGCAACCGGCGCATTCTGGGCACAGGCAACTACCGACCTGAAGAACGTCGGTATCGTTGCACTGAAACACCTTATCTAAGGGAGCGTCGCATGGTCACGGAATACAACCGGAATATTATCATGCGGCGCAGGCTTGAAGCGGCAAGAGCGGCAGAGGAACTTAAAAAGTCCGGTGCCGTGAATGCTGCTGGAGCAAAACCTGCTGATGTGGTGAAAGAATCTGCGGAAATACCGGCACAGGCTGCAGAACCTATCCCGGTTGAAGTAGATGAACAGGCTGCTGTAGAAAAGAAGACTGAATCTGCAAAACCGAGAAAGACGGACGCGGAGAAGCTGAAAAAGGGGAAGAAGTAGCATGGACGGAAGTGAAGAGACCGCAGGATTTGATTATCTGGCCACTGTAAAGGCATTACTGGGAATTTCCGGCACGGAAAAGGATGCCGTTTTTTCCGTGTATATCGGCATGACCAGACAGACTATTCTAAACTACTGCAATATCTCGGAACTTCCGGCTGAACTGAATTATACCCTTTGCCAGATGGCAGTAGATGCGTACCATGACATGCAAGCGAGAAGCCCCGGAGGTACGGTTTCCGGGGCTGTTTCCAGCATTTCTGAGGACGGCCGCAGTGTATCCTTTACCAGCGGGACGGAATTTAAGACCGCTATAGAGGATAAGGTATCCCACGCAACTGAACTGAACAGGTTCAAAAAACTTTACAGGCTGGACTAAGTATGAGCGGCAGGTCTACAAGGCAGATTCGCAAGGCTTTCAACGCCTTGCAGCAGAAAAGAAAAGACACTGCAAAAGACTTGATAAGGGAACTTGAAGAAGCCCCCTTTAAGTATCGTTTCCGGTTTGCAATGAAACTTCTTTTTCACAGGAAAAAATAAGTGGCTGGCATTGATTTTGGGCGGATAGGCGGCATAATCTCTCAATACGTCGATACTGATTATATCGATATAAAGCGTGATATTGACGGAAAACTGCAGGAGGTGTATTCAAACATCCCCTGTCATGTTGCCTATGCTTCTACCGACAATCCAGATCCTACGACTGTCGATGTAAAGCCGATTATCCAGTCTATTACGGTCCACATGCAGCTGTGGGTGGACGTGCGGAATAATGATTTTATTGTAGCAAAGAAAACAGGCTCAGACGGCTCATTAATCGCAACATACAGCGGACGCTGCGGCAATCCTGTCGTATCACAGGGAAGAAAGAAAGTGCTTATGCAGATGAATGGCACTGAAAATGATGATCCTACGCCGCTGCCGCCAAAACAGAGCGTCCGCATTACCATCGGCTATTTTTCAGACGATACGGAAATCCAGCCTAAGAATGTTCAGGAATGTGAAGCCGGGCAGCCGTTTGAAATGCAGGCTCCGGCAATAGACGGGTATAACATTTCTGAATGCTATATCGACGGGGTGCAGCAGGAATCCACGGCGGCATACATCCCGGAGGTAAGTGAATCCGGCCATGAGGTAAAATTTGTTTATGCAGTGTCTGATGCGCCGGTATCGTTCAGGATCCTTGTGAACGGGCTGTATACTAAGGATGACGGGCGGCTTGCATCCGGCTGGCATCTGTACAAAAAAATCATTATTGACAGCGTATCACAGGAAGAAGGTGTGTATACCATAACCTGCGATGATGTCAGGCTGGTACACAGTGACAGTTCGAAAATCCTTACCGTTGAAAAGAATTCAAAGATTGTGCTTACTCCGGGGGACGTGTTTGCAATCGTCACGGGTGTAGTTTTAAGGAACGGCGGCAAGGTTACGTTTACGGCAGCTCCGTATGAGCCTACGGAAGCCGAACAGAACTGCTATCATTGCAGATGGTATGACTGATGGGGTTTGTCGTAGATTTCTCGGAGTTTGATAAGTTCCGAAAGCAGTGCCAGTCACTGGAAAGCGATTTTGACACATTCCTGAAAGACTTCCTGATTGAAATGGCGGAAAGAGTTATCCGGCAGACAAAGCCAAAAACGCCTAAAGATACCGGTGCATTAAGAAATGCGTGGCAGCTTGGAGATATAACAGGCCGCGGGCGGGAAATATCCGTCGAAATACTGAACCCTATGGAATATGCAACGGATATTGAGTACGGGCACCGCATAGTCGTGGGGCAGGGTAAAGATAAAAAGGAAGTCGGCTGGTATGACGGTCATTTTATGCTGACAACCAGCATTGACAGTATCCAGCAGCAGATGCCGTTCAGGTTTGAAAGACAGTTCGGAAATTTCTGCCGGAAGCATGGTATCGGCTGAGGAGCGCCACATGGAATCGATTAAAAACAAGCCGCTGGATAAGGCTACTTTTGAACATTTTAAAAACAGGACATGGCGCTCTAAAAACACCGAGTACTGGATTGACCGGGCTTTCCGTGCTGAAGATGCCGCAGATAAAACCACCGAAGAGCTGCTGCGGGACATGCAGAAGGTATACAAGAATTCTCTTGCAGAACTGGAAAAGGAAATACAGGCATTCTACGGCCGCTATGCGGAAGAAAACGGGCTTACCCTTGCGGAAGTACACAAAAGACTTGACCCCAAGCAGCTGAAATCGGCACAGGAAGAAATTAAGCGTTATTACGATTTTGCAGACCCTGCGAAAATCGGGAAAAAGATGAGCAGGGAATACCGTGACGAATTAAGGCGGCTTTCTGCACGTGCCTATATGTCTCGTCTGGAAGAAGTGAAAGCTCGGCTCAAGCATCTTGTCATCAAACTTGCTGCGGAAGAAAATAAAGCCTATGACAAGGCAATGAAGGAAGCCTATGCAGAAGCTCATGCACAGACTTCTTACACGATAGACAAAGGGCTGGGATTTTCAGAGGGATACTCAGCCCCGGACGACGACACACTTACAAAAGCCGTAAATGAAAAATGGCTTGGTGAAAATTACTCTGGCAGGATATGGGAGGATAAGGGCAGGCTGCTCACGTCAATTGAGAACGAGCTGCTTACGGGTATCGCGCAGGGGCACAACCCCCGCAAGATTGCGGACGCTATGGCGACAAAGTACGGGCAGGACTACCGGAACTGCGAGCGGCTGGCACGTACAGAGACCATCCACATGATGAACTCAGCTGCATACGATTCATACAAAGAGCATGGCATAGAGAAATACCAGTTTGTATGCGGGCTGGACGAACGCACCTGTCCGACCTGCGGGGCGCTGGACGGCACCGTGCATGATATGAGGTATGCGGAAGAAGGAGTGAATTTCCCTGTCATGCACCCGAACTGCTATGATGGAAAGACCGAAGTTCTCACAAAAGACGGCTGGAAGCTGTTCAAGGATTGTACAGATGATGATGAATATTTTTCTGCAAATCCAAAAAACCTGAAAAAAACAGAGTATATAAAGGCTGTTAAGAAAATCGCTTACTTGTACAGCGGTACAATGATAAGATTTGCGTATAGAAATAAACTGTTGAAAGATGAATTATCGCTGCGCGTGACAGAAAATCACAATATGTTTTTGCAAATTTCAAAAAACATAAGTATTTTCAAGAAGTCTTTTAATTTGTTCGGGGGAAAGGAATTTTATACTGCCTCTAAAATCCATAAGGATTTTAAGATAGACGGTATGAACTTTTATTTTTTGGAAAAAGACGGCAGCCGTATACATCTGAATGTGTGCGGGGTCGAAAGCCATAGAAAAGAAATGGTCTACTGTGTCGAGCTTCCGAAGTGGCACACTCTGCTTGTAAGGCGTGACGGCTCTACTCCCGTCTGGTGCGGCAACTGCCGCTGTACTCATATCCCGTTCTTTGAAAAAGACGACATTGATGCTATGTTTGAAGAGGCGACGCGGGCGGCATACGATGAGGGCCACAAAATCTATGACGTGCCGGAAAGTATGACATACAAGGAATGGCTGGAGACTATCGGCAGCGACCAGCAGAAGGCCATACTGGGAAAAGAACGCTATGAGATGCACGTCAACGGAACGCCGATAAGCGCCTTCTGGAAGGGACGATAAAACCCCCAGTTCTGGGGGCTTTTTTAGTTTAGAAGGTTCCCTGCCTATAAAAACTTTTTGAAAAATTATTGACGAATCAAAGATACTGTGCTATTATATACTTAACAGGGCAAGGGGAGTTCTGTTAAGGAGGAAATTATGGCTAAATTTTATATTCTTGCAGAAAGGATGAATATTGATAATTATCCTGAGCAGTACACAGTAAGCAGAGATAATACCCCGACAGATGATTATGATTCATTTCTTTTTTTTGACCAAAAAGAAGAAGCTGAGAAGTGGGTTGAATCAGACAGCGCAAAGGAATGGAAAGGTTGCACATTTGAGATTTGCGAGGAAGAATGAGCGACAAAATCGAAAACAGGGGCGGCAAACGCCCTAACGCCGGGCGCAAGCCGAAGGATGACAGCGGCAAGGCCGTCACGGTATCCTTTTGCTGCAGCCCGGAGCAGCAAAAAAAACTACAGAAGGCAGTAAAAGATAGCGGCCTGAAGCAGAGCGAATTCATCTGCTCCAAGCTGTTCAGCTAATTGTCGTGACCTGCCGCTTGACAGCCAGATGAAGCTGGATATGTTGTATACTTTGGCATCTTAGGCGGCGGGAAGTCTTTTGACATCTCTTCAAGTTCTTTAACCTTGTTACGCAAGACTTCAAGGTTCCGCTTATTCATTTTTTTGACCTCGATTTCTTGTTCTTTCCAGTACGCGTCCACTTCTTTCATATAATCGGCTCCCCTGTTTTTTTGTCGATAAACTTGATTTCAAGTTCAGCGCCAAGGGCTGCGGCTACCTTCTCCAGCTCTGAGACCTTGAACGTGTTTCGTTTGTATTTATTGTTCATGTTTTGTGGTGTCTGGCCTGTTCTTCTTGCCAGTTCAGCTTCTGAGATGTTTCCACATTTCACGCAGCACAAACGAATGTATTCCCTTGTATTCATACTCTTAATATACACTAATTTTTATACTATGTAAAGCAAAGTTTATAAAAAAATACCAAATAGTTTATAAAAAGTGTTGACAGTATATAAAAAATAGTGTATACTTGAATTATCAAGGGGCATGGAAAAAACCCCCTTATTTTTTTTATAGACCTTTTAATATTTTTATGCTATAATGCTTTCAAGTACCTCTAAGGTCCGTTTGCGCAATGGAAACACTTACCAGACAGACCGAGAGTACTATTTTCTCACCTTCACTGAGCAGCTCAGATATAGCTCAGATAATCGTTGAAAACGGCAAGAATGACGCAAAAATCAGGGATATGAAAACTGCCCAGAAGTATTTTGACGGTCATTCAGACATTGAACTTAAAAAACGTGTCTACTACGACAAAAAGAAAGTTGCGTATGAAAATCCTGCTGCAAATAATGCAAAGCAAAAATCAGGATTCCTGCGACAGCTTGTTGAGCAGAAGCAGAATTATGCTTTTGCAAAGACATTTGTCCTGAAACTTTCCACGGCAGAATCAAAAGAAGTTGACCTCACAAAAGATGAATACGGAATAGCGTGGAAGGATTTTTGTGACCGTTCCCTTTTTAAAACCGTCTATCAGCTGGGCGGCCAGTCTATACTTAACGGCATCGCATGGGGCTATTTGTGGATTGATGAAAACGGCGACCTGCAAATAAAAGACATCCCGCCGGAAATGACATATCCAGTCTGGCATGACAGGCAGCATACACACCTCGACCGGCTCGTGTATAACTTTTACCGGCTAAAATATAATTCTATCACCCCGGACCGGACGGAGTACGCCGAATACTGGACGGAAAGCGAACGGATTCTTTTTAACGCTACGGACGGATACAAGCCGGAAACGACACTTGTTGATGATAAAGACAATCCGATTTTCAGCCACATGACCGGCGGTGTATCATGGGGAAAAGTCCCTTATATTTTCCTCAAGGCTACGGATGATGAAAAGCCGCTTTTGAACTTCATCAAGGAACAGGTTGATTCGTACGAAAAGATGGATTCAAATTCCGTCGACAGCCTTATAGATGACTTAGACCCCCTGCTGGTGCTGAAAGGTGTGTCGCCGAACGTAAAAGACCTGCTGGAAGCCAGGGAGCTTGCAAAAGTTACTCGGACAGTATCTCTTGACCCGGACGGGGATGCCCATTTTATTCAGGCGCAGACACAGATACAGTCATACATTGAAAAGCTGAACGCGCTGCGGAAAGATATTTATAAATTCGGTTATGGGGTGGATACGCAGGATGCACGATTTGGCGGAAATCCTAACCAGCTTGAGATAAAATCCCTGTATCAGGATTTGGATACATATACTGACGGTCTGGAGCGCCATCTTCAGGATTTTATCGACCAGCTTAAGTACTTTTTTGATAAGTGGTGGGAGTTTTCCGGACACGGAGCCTTTGTCATTGCCCAGAGTTATAAAGCCTTGGTAAAACTTGACCGCTCCATGCTGATAAACCAGTCTGCCCTCATTGATGATACTGTTAAACTGCAGTCCACGGGCGTATCACAGAAAACCCTGCTGGAATTCAATCCGGCCGTGCAGGATGTGGAGCAGGAAAAAAAGCGCCTTGAAGAAGAAAAAAAAGAGCGTGATGCTGATAACAGCCTGTTTGATTTTGGGAAGGAACCGGAGGAAAAAGAGGGTGAAAATAAAGGGGAGGATGAGTGATGCAGTGGCTTGTTGACCTGATAAACAGTCCGAATGCGCCGCTTGCATTGTGCATCATACTACTGGTATTTTTTGTCGGTGTTACGCTGTCTAAGCGCGGGCTGCTCGGAATTCATACCAAGTATGTCACGCTGGGGGCAGTCAGCAAGGAAGAGGCGATAAAAGAACAGCAGATGGATAACGCGTATCTGTTTATTATGGCTCTGGCACAGAAAATAGATGCCGGTGCCCCGGATGTGAACAAATGGAAGACGCGTTGTATTCTGGAAATGATATACGATGAGGTTGTCCGCTGGGTTGTGCACAACCATATCCGGGAAGATGAAGTGTATGTTGCCGCAAAGCAGCAGATCTTAAGGAATATCGTGTACAACGTGCAGGATATTCAGGAGCTATTCAAAACGCGGGAGTTCGCAGAGCGAATGGACAAATGGACAGCGGAGCTTATCAATATGCTTGTGCGGACAAGGAAGGTATACAGCCATGACTAGCAGATGGGAAGGGATTCAGAATAAGCTGTGGGGTATGCAGGAAGGATGTTTCTTTCTTACGCTCTGCTCCATTGCTGAAGAATACAATATAAGTCACGGCGGAAACAAAGTTGATTTGGTAGACGCTGTAAACAAAGCCTTTGACATGAAGTGGATTAAGAGTGACTATACAGTCCTCAACGACACTGCTCTACTGTCATGGCTTTGTAACGGTGCGAAGGTAAGCAAACGCGTAAGTAACACATGCGGATTGCTTAAAGCAAACGAATACAGTGCCTGCAAATATGCTCTTGATAACAAGCTGCATTTCAGAAGGCGCTATTTTGATGTGTACACAAACAGCAGGACCGTTAAGGACGGCAAGTTTGTGCATTACTACATTTATACGATAGGAGAATAAAATGGGAATTCTTTATAGATGCGGCGGAGACAATAACAACATTTGCAAGTACCTCCCCAAAACGGGGGATAATATAACCATCCCTACCCCAATATATAAGCTTGGTGATGCCGACCCGGGAATCGACATGTTTTTCTGTTCCGGCTGGGCGGCAGCACCCGGCTCCACTAGAGATTTCGGAATTTCAATAGTGGCTGATACTTGTGGGATGGGGGTTGGTACTGCTGGTAATGGTTATGGTTCGGTTGTTGGGCTCCCGTATGCTTCATTTGTCCTAGGGCGTAATGGTGTGGTATCTGTGGCGAATGGCGCAGTAGACAGATACCCAAACCCGTCGCAATCCTTAACAGAGGGGGGAGATTTTACTTTTGACGGTGTGCCTGTTGATGTTGTCAGAGAAGGACAGTCGAAGTCAGGCGGTGGTAACACCTTTGTTATGTGCAAGCATGGCGACATAAGAAACATGGTCAAAAAAGTTTCCTTTAATGTTACCAGTGATTACTCCCAATTAATAACCATAAGCAGCCGGGGGTTCAAGCTTGGGAGTGATATAATCATGACATCGACAGAGAACCCTGGCACCGGGGTTTGCCTGTCAGATTGTGTTATACTTGCACCGCTAGCATCTACGCCGTTCAGACTCTGTGAAGCGGGAGAAACGATTTCGTTAGGTACAGGCTGGCATAAATCTGATTTCTGGGTTGCCATCGAGCTGTAATGTTACATGGGCGTATGGCTTTATATGCGAAGGGGTGGCCGCTGCTATTTTTAACATGTTTGCATACATGACAGGAGACTAAACATGGACTTTGAAACATTTTCACTGAACGCGATGTATGTCGCCATTTTCATGGTGGGCATTACACAGATGGTCAAGACGTTTTTGAATATCAAGAACGTTAAACTTAAGGCTGCTATTACGCTGCTTGTAGGACTTGCAGGCGGTGCACTGCTGTACTTTAAGTTGTATTGGATTTTCATTACACTTTCCGGCATTTCTATCGGTGTAGTGTTCTATGATTCCGTACTTAAACTTATTGAAAACTTGATTGCAGGAATCAAGAGGTAAGTTAAACAATAGAAGGAGACTAAACATGGAAAACTCTGAAGTAGCTATGGATTTTGGTGAAGCATTGACACGGCTTAAGAGAGGTGAATGTGTTGCAAGAAAAGGATGGAACGGTAAAGGGATGTTCCTTACGCTGCAGACAGGCTCTAAGGTCGCAGGCGATAAAATGCGCAATGGAGGCGCAAGAGATTATTATGGGATATATCCTGTAAAAATATGTCCACATATCGACATGAAAGCAGCTGATGACTCTTATGTTGTCGGGTGGCTTGCAAGTCAAACAGACCTGCTTGCAGAGGACTGGGTTACAGTAGACCCTGCTCTCATGATTCCTCGATGTACACGGAACGTAAACTAGAAGAGCACTGAATATGGAGCAGGAACTTACACATTCTTTTATGCACGACTACTGGTACCTTACTGTCATTGGTGCAGAACTTGCAGCACTTATCTGGCAGGTAATCGGCGTCATAAAGGACTGCAAGAAGTACAAATATAACTGGCATACAGAAGAGGAAACTGAAAAGTGAACTTGTGGAGGAGGAAAATGAATGACGGGAAGATTTTGGCTTGGTTTCTTGTTCTCTGCGCTGCTATCTGTGTTTCCGTGTGTTTCACAGACTGCGCAACGACAGGACTACAGAGAGACACTGGGGACGTTATCGCAGCAAATGCACGAGCAGCTGGACGACTTGAAGCAACAGTCTCAAGTCTTGACGACATCGTTAGCGATAGCAGAGAGCGACTTGCAATTGTCTCAAGAGCAAGTCAAAGAATTGCAGGCGGAGTTGGCCGCGTTGAATACCTGTTTGGAGAATACGAACAGGAAACTCTCAGACTACTCGACGAAATTGACAGCTTACGAAGTCAAATTGAAGCAGAGGGCAAAGATAATAGCAGGATTGATGGGAATACTACTAGTACTGATACTGATTAAAATTGTATTTGTTTTCCTGTACATAAAACACATTCCCATTCCTCGCATTGTAGATATACTTGCATGATGTACAGGCTTTGCTCTGGACGTGTATTTCTGCTGGAAAAGGATGCGGAAGCGCATGTAAGAAAAATTGGAAGGGGCAGGGTAGTTAAATCCGGCAACTATATTGTTGTTTTACAGGAAAGCAAAGACCGTCGTAAGCTTGATTTTGCGCTGGAATCATACAGAAAAGAAAAGCAAGATGTTTTTGTAGCGATAGAAAGATAAGAGATATATGAATAAATACCGTAATATCAAGACTGTTGTAAATAACATAACTTTTGATTCAAAGAAAGAAGCCGCGAGGTACTCTGAATTACTGCTGCTTGAGAAAGCAAAAGAATTGAGCAATCTTCAATTACAAAAACCCTTTGAAATCTGTCCTAAGAAAAACGGAAATAAACGTGCAAGGTATTATGTCGCAGATTTTGTGTATTACGACAGATTTTCAAGGACATGGGTGATTGAAGATGTAAAAAGCCCTATAACACGGAAAAATCCTGTTTATTCATTAAAAAAAGCTCTTATCCTTGCTAATTATCCTGAATACGAGTTTAGGGAAAGCTAAGGAGTGCTGCTGGATGACCGGCTCCAGTAAAAAAAAGCTGTTGAGAGAATATTTATACCGAAGCATCAGGCAGGTTTATATCACAATATGAGAGCGACAAATGACAGGCAGCTTGAACTTGATTTTGTTGTGTAGTATCTAGCTTTTTTTGCAGGCTTGGTATATAATAAATGCAAGAACCTTGAAGGTCGGATTTCGCAGGAAGTCCGACTTTTTTTGCTTTAAAGGATTTTATGACGGAACTGCAGAGTGAGGAGATAAAGAACGCCATAGTCTCACAGCTTTTGAAAACGGCTCCGGAATGTGCCGTGTACAAAGAAGCTCAGTCTGCGCCTGAATATCCTCATTTTTTCATCCACCTTATTGACGTATCGGATGAGGAAGAGCGCAGGAAGTGCCACATCCTGACGTATTTATTTGATTTACGGTACAGGATAAAAAGTGACCCAAGCACAGACCTGAACCTTGAGCAAAGCCTTGATGCAATGGCCTTGAAGCTGCTTTCAGCTTTTAATATCGTTGATTGCGGAGATGTAAAAATCCGCTTTGAGGATAAGCATTATGAAAAACAGGACGGCGTGCTGCATTTTTTCTGCAAAGTAAAGATGATGGTACATGACCGTGAAAATACAGCTTCAACGCCGTTCGGTGGAATTGAGCTGGAGATAGGACTAAAGGGGGCCTGATGGTTTACGTACACAGACCGACAGAAATTGAAGCTGTCGAGGTCAAGAAAAACAATCTCAATGAAATCATGGATTTTGCCGGGGATAATGTGATAGTTTCTTATTCTAAGGACCGGAAGGGGAATGTCACATATACAGTGGTTCAGGTTGATAATATCACTTTGAAAGTATTTCCCGGAAGCTACCTTATCAAGAATGAGGATGGAATCAGTTTCACCGTGATGAAGGACGGGGATTTTGAATACAACTACATGGAGAAGGAATAAGAATGGCAGGTGGCACTTGGACATCGCAGAATGAAGTCCGTGCGGGAGCATACATAAACTTTGTCCCCGCCCGGAAAAGCCCCATGACTGTTGGCGACCGTGGAATTGTTGCAATTCCGATGGATTTGCCGTGGGGGGTAGAAGGGCAGCTCATTGAAGTCCTTGCAGAGGATTTCGCAATGGGCTACAGTAAGAAGGATATCGGTATAAGCGTTGACGATGACGGGGCAAAAAGACTTCGCGGCGCGCTGTCATACTGTTACAAGGCGCTTGTTTACAGGATGAACAAAGGCGGGCACCGTGCTGCAGGAACTGCCGGAAACCTTACGGCAACCGCAAAGTATGCCGGAACTAAGGGGAATGCCATAAACTTTGCCGTCATTGACAATGAGGATTTGACATTCACCGTTGTTACTTATGTAGACGGCTCTGTCGTGGATTCTCAGACCGTATCTGAAATCGCAGAACTTTCTGCAAACGACTGGGTTACATTCAGCGGAGACGGAGCGCTGGAAGCTACGGCAGGAGTGCCGCTTGAAGACGGTACTGACGGCATCGGTTCGGAATCTGATAATTACAGTGAATTCCTTTCCCTGCTTTCCATGTCAAAGTGGCAGGTAGTAGCCTGTATGTCCTCAGAATCCCTCATCAAGGAAAAGATTGTCAAGTACATCAAATCTATGCGGGATGATGAAGGCCGCTATGTGCAGGGTGTTGTCGCCGACTATGACGGTGCCGATTATGAAGGAATCATCAATTCAGTTTCCGGGGCCGTCATTAACGGTGAAACTTATTCCGTGCTTGATTTTGTGTCTGTAACTGCGGGACTTTCCGCCGGTGCCCGGCTCAACGAGAGCAACACCGCCCGTGTTATTAACGGCGCAACGAAAATCATCAACGAGATGAGCAGCACCGAAATTAAAAAGGCACTGTCTGCGGGTAAGTTCCTGCTTTCCACGTCTACCAGCGGCAAAATTAAGGTTGAGCAGGATATAAATTCCCTGCATACCTTCCACGCTACAAGGGACCGGAATTTCAGCAAAAACCGCATCATCCGCACCCTTGACGAAATCGGTACCACGGTCAAAGAGACGTGGGAAGATACCTACATGGGCAAAGTTGACAACGGCGCTATGGGTCGGGGACTTTTCAAGTCCGACCTTGCAGAGTACGGTTCAGAGCTTATGCGGATTTCGGCCATCGATGAATTTGATGCAAACGATGATATTGACGTGCGGCAGGGGCAGGATTCGGATTCCGTGCTTGTTGACTGGCAGGTAAAGCCGATTGACAGCATGGAAAAGCTCTACATGACGGTAATCGTCACGAACTAAGGCGCACGGCGTAGAACCTTCAAGGTCAGCCAAACTTGGAGGATAATACTATGTATATGAAGGCGCGTGATGCCATAAGCGGCAGAGAAGGGACACTGTATGCCACCATCGACGGCAAGGTGTTTGAAGTGGCGGAATGCAAATCGATTTCTGCAAAGATGGAGAAAAAGAAGGTCGATTTCCGTGCACTGGGGTACCGCGGTACACAGCACAAGGCAACGGGCTGGGATGGTACCGGCCAGCTGGTCATTCACTACGCATCCAGCCGCTGGGTCAAGATGATGGTTGACTATGCAAGGACCGGAGTTGACCAGTACTTCAAGCTGCAGGTGACAAATGATGACCCCACGGCAGAAATCGGCAAGCAGCGCCTTACCCTGATAGATGTAAACCTGAACGGGGCGGAGCTTGCAAAGCTTGACGTTGAATCGGACATCCTTGACCAGTCAATGGACTTTACGTTCAGCGACATGGTGCTGAATGAAGAATTTTCTGAACTCAAAGACTAAGGAGATTATATGAGCGCACTTGAAGAATTTCTTACACTTGGAAACGTCGAGGATATCCGGCAGGACGTTGAAGTCAAAATCGGTGGCAAGTCCTACACCTTTACGGTGCGGGCGCTCACCAATGCAGAGCACAATGAATTCCAGAAGCGAGCTTTTTCTGTGAATTCAAAGGGGAAAATTGCCTTTGACAGCGGCAAGTACAAGATGCTGGAAGTTCTGCATTGTGTCGTTTCCCCGGACTTCTCTGATGCGGAATTCCTGAAAAAGACAGGCTGCGTGTCTGCGGAGGATTTCTACACAAAGCACGTGCCCGCAGGTGTTGTGCAGCATATCGGCAGTAAGATTGAGGAGCTTTCCGGCTTCACGCCGTTCGATGAAGAGGTGGACGAAGCAAAAAACTGATTGCGGAGGACGGCGAAGCGCTGTATTGCGAGTATGCCGTCCTCAATTTCCATTGGAAGCCCCACGAATTCTGCGGGCTGCCACGGCGGGAGCGGGCATTTGTCATAGCCTGCATTGACAACAGGGTCAAGGCGGAACAGGAAGAGATAAGGAAGCATGGCTAAAATAAATACCACAATTTCATTCCGGGATGAAGTCTCCCAAAACATGAAAATGATGAACCAAGCCCTTACTACGCTGAATTCGACCCTGCGGGAAATGCAGGGGGCGGCAAAAGGCGCCGGGGCAGGTGTAGACACACTCGGCGGGAAAGCGCAGGGACTGGGCAAGCTGTTCAGCTTCAATCAGGCAGTTTCCGCTTTTCAGGCAGTGAAGGGCGCTGTCAACTCCGTTACCGCAAGCATTGGGGAAATGAGCGACGCTTATAGTTTCCAGATGGAACAAGAAACGAAACTTGAGACCGTCATGCGGAACCACATGAAAGCCAGTGAGGAACAAATAAAATCTGTAAAGCAGTTGACGTCAGATTTACAAGGTACTGGCATTTACGGCGACGAAATGCAGATGGCAGGTTTGCAGGAGCTTGCCACCTACGTTGACGATGTGGACACATTGAAGGGGCTTGCCCCTGTTCTCAACTCAATGCTTGCGCAGGGTGTTGGAACAAACGCGACCGCAAGGGATATGCAGTCCTATGCAACCATGCTCGGAAAAGTCATGCAGGGGCAGGTCGGCGGTATGTCAAAGCGCGGTTATAAATTCACCGAAGCCGAAGAAGAGATACTCAAGACAGGCACGGAATTGCAGAAGTTGCAGGTGTTGCAGAATAACGTACTGGGCAATTTCGGCGACATGAATGCAGCCCTTGCACAAACCCCGCAGGGGCAGATTATCCAGCTTAATAATACTTTTGGGGACTTAAAAGAAGAGATAGGCAAGGCGCTCATCCCTTATACGCAATTATTCACAATTTCAACAATGCAATGGAAAATCAAGTGGTATGAAACCATTATCAAAGCGCTTAATTTCCTCACGGAGCATATAAACCAAGCAATCATTGCGCTTGCTGCACTGGGCACGGCTGCCGTTGCTGTTGGTGTGTATTTTGCTATCCTGCACAAGCAAGAAATTGCGGCGGCTATTGCTGCGATTGCCGCTATCACCGCAACTGTAGCCGTGATTGTTGCGGTGATAGCGGCAATCGCAGCGCTGCTTATATTCTCGGAAAAAACATTCCCTGTTATTGGTTATATAATCGGCTCTGTTGTTGGGTCGGTGGCATCATTGGTTTATAATGTTGGCTCTGAATTGTGGAATTTTATTATTGATTTTGCCGAATTTCTTGCAAATGTTTTTAATGACCCAGTAGGTTCTATTGCTCGTCTGTTCTTTGATGTGTTTGACCGAATTTTGGGAATTGTGTCAAGTGTCGCAGGTGCCATCGGTGTTCTGTTTGGACAGGATTGGTCAAAAGGAATAGACACATTTAGGAATAATATGAAGGATTTTGAAAATCAAACCTTCGGAGAAAAGAAAGTTTCACTTGACAATTTGAGAACTCAAAAAATAAGTGGATTGGACTTTGCATACAAAGGAATGGAAATAGGGAGCAACCTTTCTGGTAAAATGCAAGGCTGGCTCGATGATAAACTTTCCGGGGTAAAGGGTTTGCTTAACGGCAGCTCACTTTCTGGTGCGGATTTGGGGTTGAAAACCGACAGCACGGGCGCACTTGTTACCGCTGATAAAAATGTACTGGAGCTTTCAGACGAATACAAGGAACTACTTTCAGCACAGGCACGGCGAAAATTCAATCTGAACTTCTCGCAGGTGGTGCCGCAGGTGAATATGGGCGGTGTTACGGTAAACAACAATGCTGACATAGATAAGATGCTCAGCGACTTTGCACGTGAGGTCGAAGAAGCCGCAGCTGCAAGTCTGGAGAGTGCATAAATGGATACGTACCTGCAGGATACGTCGATACCGATTTATATAATGCTCCAGTATGAGGGAAAATCAATGAAATTCCCCATAAACCCGGAAGCGCTTTCTGTCGATTCTCCGTCATCGTCTGATACGGCGAACGTGGAAGGAATCGGACAGGTGGGTATCCCTCAATATACCGGGCTGCGAACTGTAACCATACAGTCGTTTTTCTGGGCGCAGGTAGACCAGATACCTTCATGGACGTATGCAAGCTGGCTTCTTGATTGGCAGAAAAGCAGGAAGCCTGCAACGCTCATTGTGACGCGGCTCGACTTTACTTTTGACGTTACCTGTGAATCGTTTAATTACGAAATCCGGGCAGGAGAGGAAAAGGACATATATTTTACACTCCAGATGCGGGAGTACCGGAAGTACGGCGCAAAGCGGCTCGGAAGCCTTGAAAAATCAAAGCGGCTGCTGGAGAAGGTGCTGGACAAGATACAGTCCGCCACTCCTTCCGTGCTGTTTGAAGTTCCCCGTATAAACCGGCTCTTCGTGATGAAGGTAAAGATAACTTCTCCGTACACCACCAAGGCAAAGGAGACTATCACGGGGATAACGAAAAAGCTTACCGGAGGGACTGACGACTGGCGGGCATTGTATGAAAAGAACAGGGATAAGCTTTCTGGTGATGTCATAGAAGCCGGGATACAGCTGATTGTGCCTGACAGCTGGGTAGGCGAAAGCATGGATATACTGGAGATTTAAATGAGCTGCACAATGTACATTGTGGAATCTCAGAGTAAAGCCCAGTATGACGTGACGGAACTGCTGGTAAAGGCAAGTTATACAACGTCACTTGAAGCTCAGCCGGGGAGACTTACCTTTACGCTGAAAAGAGACCCTAACGAAATATTGCTGTTAAGTCTTGGGTCTCTGGTAGACTTCCGCTGTGATGGGGAAAAGGTTTTTTATGGCAATATATTCAAGTTGAGTACATCTGAGGGGGATACCTACGACGTACTTGCCTATGACAGCCTGCGCTATCTGCAAAATCATGATTTCTATTTTGTGGAGGGTGGGAAAAAGGCTTTTATGGCGTTTTTCTCCGAACTGTGCGGAAAGTGCGGCATGGGGTATAAAATCGGAATGGGGGTGAAGCCTCCCGCTGCGATGTTGTCACAGCAGCTTTTTGTGGATAAATCGTACTTTGATATGATTAACCACTACATTTCTGAACTGAACGACCAGAGCACGGAAACCCGGTACTTCCTGCGGGATAACCACGGGAAAATCGAATTGGGAGAAATTGGGGCTGCATACCAGTACGGATTGAACGGGGAATTTGCAGGAAACCCGCTTGTTATCGGGGAGCAGTCGCTGCTTACGAATTATGATTACTCCCTTGATATAGACACGGATACTTACAATGAGATTATCTGTGTTGCAGACAGTGACGAAACAAACGGGGGTAAGGCGAAAGGAAAGCATATTGTATATGCGACACAGGATAAAGTGGCACTTGCCCGCTACGGTCTTTTGCGTAAGGTCCAGACTGTGCAGAAAGGATACAACACGGCGCAGGTGGAAGCTTTTACGGATATTGCCCTGCAGCTCTGGAAGTCGCCCACAAAATCAATGAGCGTAAAGGCGCTGGGGTTTAACGGAATGTATGCAGGAGCCGGATTTGTGCTGAATATAGAAAAGCTCCGGGTACGGAATAAGATGTATATTGTCAGCGCGACGCACGATTATGAGCCGGGGCGGCATACAATGACGCTTGATGTGGAAGCCACGGCAATGACGGAGGTATTGTGAGCAGTAACGACGTTATACGGATGGTAAACGCAATACGCAGTGTATCGAGAGTTCCGAGACAGGATACGATGATATACGGTGTAGTTGTAAGCACTGAGCCGCTTAAAATAGATATTGGTCACGATATAATCCTTACCGAGGATTTCCTTTTTCTTGGGCAGATGTGCCGCCCGCACAAGGTTAAAATTCCTCATACCCATAAAATTAATCAGTCTACAGAGTACAGCAGCACGGGCATTACTGCGGAAACCATCGACGGTACAGAAGTTGTTGTTACCGACCCTTCACATAACCACTCAATCCGGGATAAGGAAACTGACGATGTGCACAAAGATGGCTGCGGCACGGATTACGAGGAATATGTTGTGATTGAAATACACCCGAAGCTGAAAATAGGCGATAAGGTGCTTATGTTTGCCTTCAACAATTTCCAAATGTATTACGTTGCGGAACGTATGGAGGAAGATTAATGGTGCCGGAACTTAACGGTGAATTCGGCGACGGAGAAATCTCATTCTACCGGCAGCCGTCTTTGACATGGAAGCTTGCTGATGATGCTCTGGGGAGTAAAACCGACAGACTGGATGCCGTGAAGCAGGCTATCTACCATATTCTGTGTACCGAGCGGTATTCAAACCCTATCTATGATGATAACTACGGGATAGAGCTTGAGCAGTATATCGGGGCAGAGTTTGGCAAAATAAAGGCCGGAATAGAGAATACGCTTTCCGATGCTCTGACACAGGATGACAGGGTTCTTAATGTTACTGTGAATGACATTGTAAAAGAAAAGGATTTCTGTAACGTGCGTTTTACGGTCAGAACTATATACGGTGAAATGGAGGGGAATGTGAATGTCCTACAGTGAGGGGAATTCTTTTGATGATATAATGAGCCGGTGCCTGTCTCACCGGCTGCTTAACAGCGTGGATAAACGTGTTGGTTCCCTTATTTACGATGCCATGGCTCCTCTTGCGCTGGAGCTGGCTGAAGCTTATGTCAAAATGGACATAATGCAAGACCAGACCTTTTTTATGACGGCGACGGGGGATAATCTTGATCGCCGAGTTGCCGACAATGGGCTTGTACGGAGCGACGCGACAAAAGCCCAGCGCACGGGGACTTTCAAGTGCTACAAGCTCCTTGAGGACGGCAGCCGTGCCGTAGACGCAGACGGGAATTATGTGCTTGAGGATCTGAGCATCCCCGTGGGGTCAAGGTTCTGCACGGTCAACCAAAACGCGCCCCTTTACTTCAGGTACACCGGTGACATCGACGGGCAGCATATACTGGAATGTGAGACCGACGGTACCGCCGGGAATGAGTATGTCGGCACCCTGTTGCCGGTCAACACCATCGCATACCTTGTCGAAGCAAAAATTGTATCGACATACAAGGCGGGAGAAGACAGGGAGACTGACGAGGAGTTGCGGGAACGCCAGCGGATAAAGTTTGAGTCGGTTTCTTTCGGGGGCAATATCTCCGACTATATAGAGAAGTTGAACGCCGTTGACGGAGTTGGCAATACTAAGGTGTTCCCTGCATGGGCTTGCAACGGGGCGGTGCTGGTGTCCTGCGTAGACCCTTCGTATAACCCGCTTTCCCCAGAATTTGTAGCAAGGCTACAGGAACAGGTAGACCCGCCGGAACGGACTGGGCAAGGGGTGGGCATTGCCCCCATAGGACATTTTGTCACGGTGACAACACCTGTACGGAGATACATCAGCATATCGGCTGTACTTGTACTCGATGCAGATGTAACCGTACAGTCGGTAAGGGGGCGGATTGAATCAGCCGTTGATGACTACTTCAGGGAGGTACGCCACAGCTACAGACAGGGCAAGACGCTTGCGGTGCTTAGGGCGAGGGTGTCGCAGAGGATTCTGGGAGTCCCAGGCGTAATCAACGCAGTGGACATATATCTTGACGGGAATAACGACGACATCTTCCTTTACGACGAGCAGAGTGTTGACGGTCAGTTCCTGCCGTATATAGGGGAGCTTGAACTTGTCTGACAATATTGTTCGTTATGTCCCTTCTGCGGTCGCGGAGAACGCCGGGTTTAAAAACCTCTATGAAGTCCACCGGGAGGAGATAGACCGCCTCTATGCATCCATCCATGCCACGGTGCAGAACGGATACATAACCACGATGGACGAAAATCGTACCGCGCAATGGGAGTCTGCGCTGGGGCTTGTGCCTGACGACACAATCCCGTTGTCCATCCGAAGACAGACCGTCAAGGACTTGTTGGCGCTGTCGCCGCCGATAACTCGGTACACCCTGGAGGACACGTTGACCGCAAAGTACGGAGTGGGGAATTTCTACCTGAAGATAATCCCGGAGCGGTACGAGGTGATTATCGGCATAGAGACGATAATCGATACTTATGTGGAGTATATGCACAAATGGCTTGCGAACGAAGCTTTGACTTACGAGATGCTTACATCGAACACATACTCCATGCTCTCGCGCTACCGAGGGGCGTCGTACACGTACAGCAGCTCCCAGATTGAAAAATCATTCAGGAATTTTATACGCAAACAAATCCCGTGTAACATGACGTTGGATTGGTTTGCAAAGTACATGCACTCATATCTAAGGGGCAAGTATGCTTACGGCGACGTCGAGCAGTTTACATACGGTGCCCTTTCGCAATACGCATAAAGGAGGATTAACATGAAGCACAGCCCGAATTACAGCTTTAACATGCCGGAGGGGTTCGACCAGTACGACATCGCCCATTTCAACGATAACACGTTGAGAATCGACACAAAGCTGAAGGAGCTTGAACGTGTCACGGAATCCGTTGCGAGCTTCCAGAAAAAAATTTCCGGGACGCTTGCAGCTGGGGACAAGCAGATTCAGTTCGTAGACCCCGCCATAAAGGACGGTATAGACATCGACGTGTACTCAAGCGTCTGGGGGGTAAACCCCAATACCGTGACGGTCAGCGGCAACACCGCCACTCTTGAATTCCCTACACAGACGAATCCGATAGATGTCGCCATTGTAATCCACACATGGCGGGCCGTATGAAATGGGCGCGGCGTTATTGGTGAACTCCTTCTTTCGTGATGCCACACAAACGAAGGTTTCCGAGCTTATGGAGAAGATTATTCTGTCTGACAGACAGGAAGCCGTATTCAGGATGTTCTATCTGAAAAGGAACAGTGCAGCGTATATTGCCGACAAGCTTAATGTGTCGGAAGCTACCGTATACAAAGACCTTGTGCATATACGGCGCAAACTGATAGCCTGTCTTTGAATCCAGCCCCTCCCGGTTTTAGGAGGGGCTTTTTATTTACAAAAACTTTACAAGATATTTACAAGATATTTACAAGATATTTACAAGACCTGACGCGCCTGCTGTGGTACGATTAAATCATGGAAATGAGAACAGCTGCAATAAGCTTCATAAAAACACTCTCTGAAACTGACAGGGAAAAGATACGGGATATGCTTTCAAGGGGCGTTGTGTGCGGTGCAGACTTTGCGCGTATGCAGGGAATTGACCCGATGCTTTTTAATGAGGAACTGAAGCTTGTTTTCGGAGGGAAGTAATGAGCTATAACCCTATGATTGATTACAAGCGGAATGAACTCATGGCGCAGCAGGCAATGATCCAGCAGCAGCTTGCGCAGTTAAACCAGATGTCCCAGCCGCAGATGCAGCCGCTCCAGCAGGTGCCGCAGAATAACCAGCAGACACAGTACTTTGTTCGGGAGATAGGAAACTTTGATGAAGCAAAGCGGATTGTTCCGGGCTTTGGCGAAATATACGTGCTTATAGACGGAACCTGCGGAAAGATTTATCTGAAACAGATGAACCCTGACACAGGAAAATCTGATTACCTGTTTTACAATATTGACAACACGGAAAAAGAAGAAGCGAAAGACCCGATGGCGGTCATAAATGAGCGCCTGACAAAAATAGAAAACAGCATAGGAGGTTTATATGAATCCATTTCAGGCAATGGGGCAGGTCCAGAACCTCATGCAGAACCCGATGGGGGCAATGATGGAACAGATGAAGGCAAGAAATCCGCAGCTGTTCAGTCAGGTACAGCAGATGACAAGCGGAAAAAGTGATGCCCAGCTTAAAGAGATAGCCGAGAACATGGCAAGGGAACGGGGCATTGACTTGAAAAGTTTTGCATCTGGATTCGGGATAAAGATTTGAAAGCAAGTTCCCAAAACGGGAACTGAACTTATATAAAAGGAGAGAAAGCTTATGGCAATCGAAACAAACGGAACGCCGGTCGTGATGGCTGGCGGTGACAGCGGTTTTGGCGGCGCAGGTTTCTGGGGATTCCTCATTCTTGCGATGTTCCTTTTCGGCGGCAGCGGTTTCGGTAACAACGGCAACGGCAACACAAACGCCATTCAGGCGGACGTGAACCGTGGCTTCGACAACCAGAACCTGCAGGCGCAGACACGCGACATCCTTTCTGCCGTGACCGGCGGGACGGCTCAGACAATTGCAGCTTCAACGGCAAACGCCACGAACGCAATCAACGCGATAAAGGACGGCAATGCCGGAATCATCCGCGAGTTCGGCAACGTTGAGAACGCCCTGACCGCCCTTGCCGGAAAACAGCAGGAGTGTTGTTGTTCAATCCTCCGCGCTTCGGATGGAATCAATTACAACAATGCCCTGAACACTGCCGCAATCCAGAAAACGATTGTGGAGGAGGCTCAGAAGAACCGCGACCTGCTTACTGGTAACCGCATGGCCGACATGCAGAACCAGATCAACCAGCTCCAGCTGTCGCAGGCCCTCTCGGGCGTGGTCCGCTATCCCAGCGCGACTACTTACACCGCCGGACCTAATCCGTGGTTCGGTTTCGCCCCGGCAGGCTTCGCGGCCTAGGTTTTGCGGGGGAGAAATCCCCCGCTCTTATCCTCATTGAAAGGAGTGCAGACTATGTGCAGATACCCGATAAGGGCAAGGGCGACGACCGTTGCCGTCGCCACAGGAACAACGACGATAACCCTTCCCGCAACGACCGAAATCAATCCCGGTGACGTGATTGACATCCTTGTGGCCGTTCCGATACCGGACGGAACGAACGGGACGATTCTTTCCGTGACGAACGGGACCGTGACGGGAAGCGTCAACATCTTCAACGGAAACTACTTCCGGCCCCGTCCGATTCTGAGCAGGACGGTGTTCAGGGTGCAGTATTTCTCGGACCCGGAGCATTTTCAGCTCCTCGCGATAAGGCGGTAGCCGATGGACGCGATAAACCTCTCAAAGACTTCGATGGCGGATTCAGTCAGGGCATTGTACGACACGGCACACAAGGTCATATCGGTGCACGCCCGGCTGAACGCCCTCGCTATGTCGGCAATGCAGTCGCTGGGATACAACGGCTTCAAGCGGTGGCACAGGTGCCGGGCAAAGGAGCTGTTTGCGCTGGACATTGAGCTTGCAAACGAGTTCATCGACCGCTTCCGCATAAAGGGTGACTTCAAGGAGTACGAGCTGTCTTACTCGCCCTCCGGCATGGAGGAGCACCTGAAAGCGTGGGAAAAGGCCCTTTTGGACGGCATTCAGACGCTGGGAGAACAGGGAAAGGCTTTTTATGAGCTTACCGGTATGAAGTGCGGAATCGTTGACAGGGCTATGAGGAAGCTTTCGCATGATTATGAAAAAACAGGGCGTTATATCCGCCGTTTTTCGGAATCAGACTGGCTTGCTCTGGATATGCACATCGTTGACGACCGGCTGCATGACAGGTTCAAGAAAAAGGAAGAGGGGGATTCAGGCTTATGGAAGAGCATGATGGATTACACGATGGGGAAGAAGTCTTAAAAGACCTGAAAACTTCCCTTGAGAAAATTGATTTTGAAGGCGGCTATAATCCGGAATCAAAGGAATTCGGACAGGCTCTGAATCTTGGGCTTATGTGGCTGGTGCTGCGCAAAATGGCAAAAGCAGAAGGTAACGTACCGGCAGCAAAGGCAGATGATGAAATTGCGGAAACCCTGCACCTTTCAAAGGTTTTTCTGCAAAAATTCATCGACACCTCAGATTCTTCCTTCCGTGAGATGGCGGAAAATATGGTACGTTATGCCGGAATGCTGCTGAAAAAAGCAAATGCACGGCTTCCGTCAGGGGACGAAAAGAAGCGCCTTAAGGCGTATGAATCAGAGCTTGGAGAAATATCCGGGCAGCTTGCCGCTACATCCTGATGTCAACATCGGCCCCTTCATGTCTGTACGGGAGGAATCTTTTACAGACTGAAAGGGCTTTATTCACGCTGAAATCAATGGCAGTGCTGCCGCCTTGGTCATACAGGGTGGAATCAAAGCATTCAGACAACTCTTTTTTCAGATTCTCATATTTTGAGCGTATATCTTCATACTCATTGAAGGCTGGCAGCGGCATTGATACCGTCATTTCTGATTTCTTCATGCCTTTATTATACTGTTTTTCCTGTTATTTCATCCATAGCCCATTCCTGCCATTTTATAATTTCTGCTAAATCCTGTACGTGAAACGACGTGTACACCTCCTGAATGCCTTTAAGTGAGTGCCCGGCAATGGCTTCTACTTTCAGGTGGTTTACACCGTAGGACTTTGAGGATGAAATAAAGAAATGCCGCAGGGAATGTGCAGATAAAAGCCGTTCGGAGCTGTCTTTAAACGTTTTTATTACAGGATTGACGTGAACTGTAAAAAGTTTTTTTGCCTTTAAGTTTGTGTCTTTTATAAAGGGTACCAGTCCGGCAGAAATTGGAATATCCCTCGGTTTCTTGTTTTTCAGCGGCTGGAATTTCCCGTAAAGGTATTGCCGTTCAAGGTGAATGTACCTGATTCCGTCATCTTCCAGAACGTCCGCAGCTGACACGGCCGAAAATTCCGACATCCGCATCCCTGTAAGGGCAAGTATAAGTATTGCAGGTTTGATGGAATCCGGCACTTCATTGTACAGTAATTTGACCTCTTCGATAGTAAGGGCATCCCGAGACCGTGATTTTTCTTTGAGTTCACGCAAGAAATCAAACGGGTCTCTTGCAATAATCCCGTCAAGATAGGCGCTTTTAACCACGATATGCAGCACCTTCATGCGCATCCTGATGGTGGCCGGTGACATCCCGGCATCAAGCATTGCCTGCCGGAGAGATTTCAGGAACGTATGCGTTATATCTTCAAGCTTTCTGTTCCCTATCAGGGGGATAAAAGTTGTTTTTATGGCTGAATTGTACGCTATTATCGTGCTGGTCGAAAGTGCGTTATCCCGGACGTAGACTGAGTTTTCATTGAAAAAATCTTTAGCATACTCAGAAAATGTCTTTGAACTGACAAAGATTCTCCCTTCTTTGTACAGTTTATCGCAGTACAACCTTGCCGCCGTGAGGGAGGTGCATCCGGTAGTATGAGCAGTAGTTCTTACGCCGTCCGGCGTGTATGTCCTGTAGTAATAATACTTTCCTCGCTTGAACAGAGTGTAAGACTGGCGGTATTTTGGCATTAAATGCTCTCCTAATTGGTCACAATCTGGTTACACATACTATTATCGGTTATTACAATATAAAGAAATAGCTGTTTTTATGTATAGCTATAGCTTATTCCGTCTGATATTTCATAATTCACTTGTTTTCCGCCTATCTCTTTATTATATCCGGTTTTATACATTCCGTATAATTCCGGATAACTAACTGTTTTTATGCCCTTTTTCAAGTATATTGGTCACAATATTGGTCACACTTACTTGACATTTCTGCTTGTCCGGTGTACCTTAATCTTGCTCATAAGAAGCAACCTCACTCCCTTTTTTGCCCACTGGTCTTAGCTGATTCTTCCAGCGGGCATTTTTTTTATGCGGGCGGTGAATTTATTTGATTAAGTTTGCAAGCCAAACAAAAAACAGTACAATCAGCACGAATACTATAAGGCATCCGATAGCGCCCTTTTTTGCTTTTCCCTTATTTTTTTCGTTTTCTTTTTGGAAAGTCTCTATTTCGTTTTTTAAATCGTCCATTGAATATGAGCCGCAGTTAAAACATTCTTTAACAAGCGTTTTATACATTTTGTCGTCAAGTTTTACAAGACATTTCTTACCGTCCATAAACTCGATAGCAACTTCATACGTTCCCTTTTCCTTGCCTGACACTGCGCCAGCGACAGCACCGACGCCGCCTAAAAGCGCACCGCCAACCAGTCCGCGCACCACGGCACTTGATGTGCTTTTCTTTGATTCCTCTGTCACCAACTCGTAAGACTTTACGGTTTTTGCGTTGACAAGTATCGTTTCTTTATTCTTGCATATAGTAAGTCTGTTGTGTTCATACCAAACAAGACCGTTTTCAAAATCTCCTGCAATCACTACGTTATTCATAAAATCCTCCTGTTATTTTTTTTGAGCTGCTGCTTTTTGGGCAACAGCTCTAAATTTTTCACTTGTAGTTTAGAGTATCAAAATACAGGCTTTCCCATACTGATACATGATAAGCATTGACTTCTCCATAATTTGCATCAAAAACTTTCTTTACGTCTATGCCCATCTTTTCCGATTCGTTTTTTAATACCCTCCAGTCGAAATGCTGACCTTTGTTCAGCTTCTCCATCCTCTTGATGGAGTACCATTCCTTTGAGCGGTCAAGTTCAACCTGCAAAGCTTCCGATTTCGTCTCTGCTTGCAAACGGAGCTGTTTTTCCTGCTCGTAAGAAGTCATATACCACTGGATTACCTCGGCTGCTTTCTGCTTCATTTCCAGCTCGGTATTGACCTTCTCAACCTTACTTTTCAAAGTAAGGTTTCGGGGGACAAGCTCTTTTTTGAGCATTGTTACCTGATTTTCGTTAAGGTGGGTCGTTTTTCCGTTGCTTGCCCATCCGTGTCTGTTTACGATGTTCCTGACTGTGCTTTTAGCAACCCCCAGCGTATCGGCGATTTCCCTTACTGTCATTGTCTTTACTGTTGACAATTCTTTCTTCATTCGTTTTCCTTATTATTTCTTGCATTGACGACTCCTTATAGGATTTGTTGACAAAAAAAAAGGCATCTGCCGCTCCCCCGCACGCCACAAAGAGCGTCCCTAAGCGCAGGAGAACGGCAAATGCCTCTCGGTGTGATGATTGCATCCGGCTTGGGGAGCGTCAGCAACTTCACTGCGTCCAGTATAGCTGATTTCGGCGGGGAAGTCAAACAGGCTTAAAAAGTGTCCGAAAAGTGTCCAAAACTGTCCGCCGTTGTCCCAGCGACAGATTGACAACTTATTTTTCCCCTCTCATAAAATCATATATCCAGCTGCAAAAACCATAGGTTTTGAAAATAGAAAACCATAGGTTTTTATTTTCCGAAACCATAGGTTTTATTTTGTGCAAACTGTAGTTTCTGAAGCTGGTGCAAAGTTTCAAACCTTAATCCGTCACATCCTTTGATAAGTAAAGTCAGTAAGACAGGCTTTCTGCAGCATGGTTTCTGTAAGCACCCGTATTGACGGCAGCGTATCTGTCAAAAGGGAGTTTTTCGGGATATACGTAAAAAAGTCGGCAAATATCATGAAAACATGATATTTTCTTGCAAAAAGGTTATATTTTATAGTCTTTTTGGGTTTATACCGTCACTTGCTGGAATAAAGGAAATAAAAAACCATAGGTTTCCAAAATAAAAAACCATAGGTTTTCTAATTGCAAAACCATAGGTTTTGAAAAATCACAAAAAAAAATAACCTAATTATAATGATAATTATAATGAGAATTATAATTATAATTTAAATTCTATCGCCGAAAAATCGGCGACACACATGAGACGGATTTTTCTGTTCTGGAAAATTACAGTTTGGCGATGAGTGAAATCTGGTTCAGCTTATCTTTGAGCTGGCGTACTTCTTCCGCGAGGGGACAATATTCTTCACCTGTGATTAAGTATTCAACAGAGACGTTCAGCAGCTTTGCAATCTTGACGGCTACATCTGCTGTGGGGTAGCTGCCATTTTTCTTCCAGTCGGAAATCGTAGGGCGGCGAATTCCAACACTGTCAGCAACTGCAATTTGAGTAAGTTTTTTTTCTTTGATGAGCCTTTCTAAACGTTCAGCGAACAATTCCATACTTAGATTATCCACATTTTTACGGAAAATGTAATAATTTTATTGACAAATAACGTAAAACGTAATAGTATAAGGTTAAATATTACGGGAAGCGTAATTTTTTCAGGGTAACCCAGTACACTGGGTTCTGGAAGTTCTTGACAGAACTCCCAGAACCCAGTACACTGGGTTCTGGAAGTTCTTGACAGAACTCCCAGAAAGAACACCTGTTCAAGGGCTTTTGCGGTATTTTGTCGCTATCCGTGAAAGCCTTTTGGCTTAGGGGCTGTAAGAGATAGCGACAAACTCTTGCAGCCCTTTTTATTTCCCGTGGAGGGGATGGATGAAAGAAATTCAGGTTTTTGCTAGCAAAGAAAACGTAATGACCGTGAAGCAGGTCGCGGAAGCTCTTGGGGTATCTTATGACACGGTAAACAATGCCGTGAAAAGGCTTTTCCCTGAACTTGTCAAGAATGGCGTAAAGACATACCTCTCGGAAAGGCACATTGCTTGTATCAGCAAAGAACTGAAAAGCAATGTGAAAGTTACCGAGCAGATGACCTTTGAAGCAGCTTCAAAGGTCAAGAATACCACTACCGAACTGGAAGTGCTGGGTAATGCCATTGCTGCCTTTGACAACCTGCGCAACCTGTACGCACAGAAAGAAGCTGAATACAAAGCAATTATCGAACAGAAAGACCAGCAGCTTGAAGTACAGGCTCCGAAAGTTGAGGTTTACGATTCCATCAGTGACAGTTCCACCTTGCAGGATTTGCAGACGGTGGCGCAGACCATCAAGCTGAAAAACATTTTTGAAGTCTTGAAAGCTGACAAGATTCTTGAAGAGAAAATGACCGCGGACGGCACGAAGTATTACAAGCCGTATGCAAGATATGCGGAATACCTTGTGTTGAAGGACGGCAAGGCTTGGACTGATAACAAGGGCAAAAAGCACATAAGGCCGCGCGTTTTCGTGACCGGAAAAGGGCTTTTGTGGCTCTCAAAGAAATACAAAGTGGCTTGCTGAAAGCCGCTAAAGTTCCTTGACCTGCTTAATTGCCTGTTCAAGGGTGGCAAGTAGGGCGGACGTATCTGGTTTGGGGGCGCTGCTTGTGCCGGTGACCAGATACTCTACGGTGGTGTTGAGTGATTGAGCAATCCTTGTTGCCTGAGCAACATCGGGCAAACGGTTGTAGAAAATCTGCTGCTTTAGATTGCTGAAATTTAAGTCAGCAGATTTTGCGAGACCTTCTTGGGTTGTGTTGTTGGCTTTTATAAGGGCTTTAATCCTTGCCCAAAAATCAACAGCAAGTTCTGTATCACTCATATTTATATTATCGCACAAAAAAAGTTTTGAAAAAAGAGCTTTTTTACTTGACAAAGTTTTGAAAAGAGGTATAATGTCAAGTACAAAGGTTTTGGAACCAAAACTTTTAACCAGTAGGGCTTTTGCTTTTTTGTGAGCGTAAGTAAAAGCCTTTAGGCTTAGGCTGCATGGGACGCTCACAACCCTTGCAGCCTTTTTTTTTGACAGGAGGTTAAATGGAAGGTCTGGAGCTGACCATTTCAACTAGAAGGAGCGTTCAGAGCGTTTCGGCGAGGGAGCTTCACGAAAAACTTGAAAGTCCAGAGAGATTTTCAAAATGGTGGAAGCGTTTTTCTTCTTACGGCTTTGAAGAAAACGTTGATTATGTGGTGTGTACCAAAAAGACCATAGCTAATCAGCACGGAGGCGAAAAGGAGTTTATCGACTATGCAGTTTCCGTGGATATGGCAAAACAAATCTGTATGCTCCAGCGGAATGAGATGGGTATGCAGTACAGACGGTATCTTCTTGAAGTTGAGAAGCGATGGAAGGAAAAGCAGACGCTTGAATACAAGGAAGCCCGAAAAAAGTCCATTGAAGTCAGAAAAGGCTTTACGGAAATTTTGAAGGGTCACGGCTATACAAAGCCGTATGAGTATATCAATACCACTAGGGCGATGAAAAAGCCTTTTGGTATCACGACAAAGAAGGCTGATATGACGGAAGCGGAAATCAAGAAGATTACCGCTGCTGAATATCTTGCGGAAGCAATGCTTTCAGATGAGCAGGGCTACTGTGAAGTAAATCCTGTTTGCGTAGATGCAAGCATGGAAATAGAGCGGATTCTCGGGAAGAGAAAGATAACAGCTTAGTTTTTTTAGGGCGCTTGTTGGCCACGGGGGATGCAGTCTTTTTACCTCCTTCCCCTCCGCAAGGTTCGATTCCTTGGGCGCCCATTTTCGGGGGAAACCTTCCCGCGTGCGAGCGTGGTACGCCCCGAATGTTTTTTGACAATTTAATCGGCGATGAATGCAGACTGAGGGGACTGTCTGACTATACCAGCCATTTTATAGCGCACTCCAAGCTGGCGGTGCACACGGTGCAATTTCGTGTGGTGCGCATAAGTCTGCTGTTAAGTATTTCTTAGCAGCTGCCGCCCCTTCACGGGTGAAAAAAAAAACAAACAGGAGGTACCGATGGGAGAAAAAGAACTTGACACTGAAGAACTGGCACGTGAGCTGTTTTCGGCAGTGTCACTGGTCAAGATTCTGAGGGAGTATGTTGACAGCCGCCTTGACGGTGACATCGGAATGGATGTGGCTGCGCAGGCGGATGCCATTCAGGCAAAGCTCAAGAGCGCCCTTGAAATGATTCCTTAGTTGAATCCTGCTGCTGTTCATACAGCTGGTACTGAAGGAATTTCAGGACGGCTTCCTTCCGTTCGTCGGATAATAATTCAAACATGGAAAGGTCAGCCTGATTCCCTGTAAGAAGGTATTCGACGGTGACATTGAGGGCTTGCGCTATCTTGTGCGCATCGTCCACGCGGGGAAGGATTTCTTTTGATACCCAGCCGCGCAGTGTCTGGAGAATGATTCCTGATTTGCTGCTCAGCTCGATTTGGTTCGAGTGCTGCTGCTTGAGGGTTTTATTTACATTCTTCCAAAATTCACTCATATCACTATTTTCGGGCAGAAAAAAATAGGACTTTAGCTATTTTCTGCATTGACAAAATAGTCTGTTGGGTGTATAAAAGATTTGTGAATAGCCGGACGGCTATTTTTCCAAAAGAGCAAGTAGTCTTTGGTGTGTTGACCCCTTGCTTTTTTTTGCTCGGGACTACCCCGCTGGATAACACACCAATCCGGCGGGGTTTTTTTTTAGGAGATTTATTATGCGAGAACGGAAACTGCCCGGTGTGGAGACGTGCAGCCCCGGCAGCGTATGCGGATACGAACAGCCGGTCACCTGCGAAAAGGTGATGGAGTTCCTTGACTGTACACAGTCCTACGTGTATGACCTGATGGCGAAAAATGTGATTCCGTCCCACAAAGTCGGCGGACGCAGGTACTTCTACCTGTCTGAAATTGACAGAGCCATAAAGGCTCTTTAAGGGGGGCTGCAATGGGTGGGTATGCAGTGTACAAGGGGATGACCAGGGGGGAATCCTTGCAGTATCTGGCTGACAAGTGCACACGGCTTGCGGTCAAGTGCAGAAAGAATCGGCAGGGGGATCTGGCTGCTTTCTGGGCACATGCCGGGCAGGGATTCCAGAAAAGACTTGAGCAGCTGACGCTGGAAGAATGCGCAGCTGAATTACCGGAGGTGTAAATGATTATCGAAAAAACGGATGATATAAAGGCGGAAGACAATATCGTAATGATATTGTACGGACGTGGCGGTGTCGGCAAGACAACCTTTGCGGCGACTGCTCCAAAGCCTTTGATAATAGACTTTGAGAACGGTACTAAGTACCTTGGGGAACGAGGGTTGCACTGCGATGTCATACGGATGGCGCAGTGGTTCACAAGGGATGACTTGGTGCAGCTTAAAAGTCTTTTTCCTAAGTATGACACAATCATACTAGACCCCATCGGGGAAGCGATGGAAAAGCTTATGGCAAGTCCTGCCCTTGACGGAAAAAAGTTCCGTCAGGCTGACGGCACCCTTTCCATGGCAGGGTGGGGGGAAGCAAAAAAGAAGATGAAGAAGCTTGTTAAATGGCTCCGGGATGCGGGCAAGAACGTTATCCTTATCGCCCACGTTGCGGAAGGAAAAGACGGAGAACAGACCACCTACCGCATTCAGATTGCTACTAAGCTCAGTGATGAGCTTCCCACGATGGTTGACATCATCAGTTACATGGGAATCCGCAAGGGAGCGGAAGGTGATCGCCAGTGCGTGCTGTACACCCCTGCCAGCGGAGGAAATTACGACAGCAAAGACCGGACTGGACGGCTGCCGGAAATTGTACCGGTATCAGAACACACCGGATGGCAGGATTTTATTGCAGCCATGGGGAATGCTCCTGCTCCAAAGCCTGCCGCACAAAAACAGCCTGAGCCGGAACCTGCTCCCGCAGTACCGGAAGAACCTGCTCCGGCCGCAGCACAGGCAGCAGCTCCGACGGATGCCCGCCTGGTACTTGAGCAGTTGTTGGATGACCATGGCATTGAACTGCGAAGTAAGACGGCAAAAGTGCAGCCTTATACGCTGGCGAAGAACTGCCTTGACAATCCCGCGTCGACAGACGAGGAACTTACAGAGATGTATAACCGCTGCGTGTCGTTCCTGCGCTGCAAGGGAATTTCGGGGGTGTGAAATGGCGGAGAAAAAGTACGAGGTTGATGTAAGCGGCTTTAAACTGTCGGTGCTCACTCCGGCAGTCGTAATTGAAAGCAACACCGAAAAGCTTGTTGCTTTCATCCGTGACCGCGTGAAGGATTACTCCCCGGAAAAGTACGCCGGGGATGCAGACGCCGCCAAGAAAGACCGAGCAGACCTGAATAAAGGTGCTGAACAGGTCAAGGCGGTGCGGCAGCAGATTCAGGGGCTTAACCCCTATGGATCTGTGATTGAGCAGCTTGCCGACGCGGAAAAGCTTATCAAGTCCGGCGCTGATGCCCTTGGAAATATCGTCAAGGCACGGCAGCAGGAAGAGCAGGATGCAAAGCGCAGGCTGATTGAAGCAGAGTTTGCGTCCAGAAAGTTTGACCTGTTCAAGCTGGAGAAAATTTTTGACAAGCGGTGGCTTAACAAGACGTACAAGATGACGGACATCACCGCTGAAATTACGGCGGCGATTGACAGGACTTACAGAGACCTCAAGACGATTGAGGACTTTGCCGGAGCGGACGCGGATGTGCTGAAGGCTCATTACTTAATAAGCCTTGACATCGGCGAGACGATGGACTACGGCGAGGAACTGCGCAAGAAGCAGGAGCTTGCCGCAAAGGAGGAACAGGAACGTGCAGAACGTGAACACGCTGAGCAGATTACCGCGCAGGAAAAAGAGCTTGCAGCGGAAGTCAAGGATTATTCAAAGCGGCAGGCAGTCATGGGGCTTGCAGCTGGCGCTCTTGGTGACGATGCCCCAGCCGCAGAAAAGCGTGAGTACACGCTGACTGTAGGGGTGACCGAGCCGCAGCTTATGGCCATTAAGAATTTCTTGAGCCAGCAAGACATCGAATTTGAATGTCAGGAACTGGTATTTTGAAACGGCGGCGGAGGCGCATCTACTACCGTGTATCTGTGTTTGATTTTGACACCTGCTGTTTCCTTGTGAAACATGCAGGGCTTCAAAGGAAAGATGCAATAAGGATTGCGGCCGGATACCGTGAGCTTGGCTTTCCGGTGAAAGTATTAGCGTGCTGCTGAGGGGGCAGAAATGGAAATTAAAATAAAAGTTAGCGATGGAGCAGGAGTTCCGGTTTACAAGACCGCAGGTGCTGCCGGTGCAGATGTCTGTGCCCGTGTCGCGGAGCCGGTGGTGCTCTATCCGTGGGGAACGGCCCTTATTCCCACTGGGCTGAATCTAGAGATTCCGGAAGGCTACGAAGTTCAGGTGCGCCCACGGAGCGGGCTTGCGTTCAAGCATGGCGTAACGGTACTGAACTCACCGGGCACAATAGACAGCGACTACCGGGGAGAACTGAAGGTGCTGCTTATAAATTTGGGGCACGAAGCTTTTACCGTCAACAATGGCGAGCGTATTGCTCAGATTGTTGTTGCTCCGGTAGTACAGGCACGGTTTGTTCCGGCGGAAGCATTGTCCGATACGGCACGCAGCGACGGCAGCTTTGGAAGTACCGGGGCATGAAACCGTGGGAGGTATTCGGATTATCCCGCAGCACGTACCTGTGGCGCATAAAACATGGCAGGGACGTGACTGCCAGACCGCATGAGGGCAGCGGTAGGTATCCCGCTCCGCGAAGGTTTTCCGGCAAGGATTATGAAAACCCTCCGGAAAAGATAGAAACTATCCGGCAGAAGTACGCAAACGGTGTACCGGCCGGGGAAGTTGAAAACTGGATAAACAGCTTGTGAAACTACGAGAAATTACGAGTAATTTCTACGAGAAGAACACGAGTAAGGAGCATATATGTCGGATATAAACAAAGTTATTCTAGTGGGCAGGCTCACAAAAGACATGGAGCTGAGTTACACACAGAGCAGCACAGCAATCGGCAAGTTTTCGCTTGCCGTCGGACGGCGGTATAAAAAAGGGGAATCGGTTGTTGATGAATCATCCTTCTTTGACTGCACTCTGTTCGGAAAATCTGCGGAAGCCTTGAAGCAGTACCTGAGCAAAGGGAAGCAGGTTGCTGTTGAAGGTTCCCTGAAGCAGGACAGATGGGAGAAGGATGGGCAGAAGCACAGCCGGGTTTCAATTATCTGCTCAAGCGTTCAGCTGCTTGGTGGAAAACAGGAAGGCTCCGGCGGGGAAAACAAGAGCGAGTATGCAAAGGCATACGAAGCGCAGGAAGCTGCATCCGGCGGTGATGAATTCCCGGAGGATATTCCTTTTTGTTGAAAATTGTGAATGTCGCTCCTTCACAGGAGCGTGAATTGAAACAAACAAATAATCAAACGATGGTGAACCGAACAGGGAGGATGAAAAATGAAGTCGAAACACACGACAACAGAGACGACGAAGAAGCCTGCTGCTAAACAGGCTCCGGCAAAAAAGCTGCACCCCGCTACCACATTTACATGACGGAAGAAGCACGGGCAGCCGTTGCAAAGATTCGTTCTTTTACCGGGAAAACCGGAAAGGAAATTGTTTCTTCTCTTGTAATCGAAGAAGCAAAGAAATACAAGGGGAAACCGAAAGCGGTGAAAAAGTCCGTAGGACTTAAAAAATAATAGTGGTAACACTGTTTATGCACCAGCCGCCGTGCAAGGGGCTTACATGATGGGAGTATCCCGCTGCGGGTGAGAAACCACATGCGAAAGAAGCAAGCACGGGGCCTGTCCGGGCGGAGATGCACAGGAGTACCCGCAAGGGTTGCATCGCGTGGGGTCCGAGTCCCTGCAACAGGCTGAATGCTCCACTGTTGGCGTCCCACCCAAACAACCTGTATCAGCTGATGGTGGAGCACCCGCCCTGACCACCCGGAGGAACCGGGAGCCGGAAAGTAAAACGGATGAATTTCTGGGCACCTTTTACTTTCCGGTTTGTCCATAGCCGGGTTCGATTCCCGGTACAGGGCAAATGCCGCGTACCATGTTTCGGCTGGGCGTGGCAGGGAGTAGTAGTGTAAACGCAGCCAGCCAAGCGTTATGGCTTGGGTAGCACAGGCGGTTAAAGGAAACTGCGTTTCGTAATACATCCGCCGAGTGCAGGTTCAAATCCTGCCTGCTCCATTATAATTCTTGTGTCACTTTCGGGGACGTATGCAATTGGAAAAGCAGCCCAAAGGTCGCTCCGATGGGTTTCAAAATGCTAGCTATGGATGTGCAGTGTTCGATTCCTGCCGTCCCCATCCCTATTTTGTATCTTTCAGGCGGGATAAGGCCAGATAAAGATACACGCTATGCCATTGTAGCGTCAGAGTCACTAGACGATGATTCTGTTAAACGATGGGCACATCGTAAATGGCTTTGGGACAGCCTGCAATATTCTAGCACTAAGGATATGGGCAGGTTACAGTGCTACAGTAGGTTCGATTCCTGCCTGTCCCTATAGGAGAATTGACAGCCAATGATTGAATTAAGTGACAAGGATGCAGACAGTATCCTGTGCTACCTGCGCCATAATCTGGAAGAAGAAAACGAACGGTACAAAAAGTACTGCAAGGCGAGTGAAGAGTTGCGTAAGTCGGAATCATCGTCAGCAAGAATCTTGATGCAGCTTGCCGATTACGAACATTGGCCTGAAAGGCTGGAAGAAGAGCACAGACAGACAGTAGATAAGCTGGTTTCATTTATTGAAATAATGACAGCAGGGAGTAAGTAGAATAACCGGAAGGGGGGTAGAAAATGGCAGAACTTGACGAGAAAAGCAAACAAATAAGCCGCCTTTTTGTAGACAACCTTATTACGGCAAGAAGGAACAAAGGTTTAACTCAGCGGCAGGTAGCCGCTAAACTAGGAATATCTGCATCTACAATTGGATGTATTGAAGCAAGAGTAGGCTTCCCAAGATTTAGTCTGTTTTTCAGGCTTTGCTCTTTATATGAAGTGGAACCCAAAGCGCTTTTTGACGGACGTATACAGCAAGTGACCGAGGACGAATGTTAGCAAAGTTTTTAGAAACCTGTGATTATGAAAACGGCTATCAGCAGGCCCTTCTTGATGTCAAGAATTGGTTCGAGCATCATTCGATTGCGCTAAAGTCTCTGCGGATGTACAACCAGAAAAACATTGAAATGTTGCTGAATGTTATGTGTAAGAATGCAGAAACTTTTCAAAAGCAGGGTGAAGATATGGATATTTACTTTGACAATGAGAAGAAGAAAATCACAAGTGTTAGGGTAAAGAAATGACAGCTGTTGAACTTTCTCTACGGGCAAAAGGATACGCGGTAATCAATCCGTGTGATTTATGCTATCCGTTTCTTAGTTATGAGCAGTTCATGCACGTAGACTTTGCCTTGATTGACGTGTGCGATGCAATCTATCTGCTCAATGACTGGACTGGCAGCTCCGGCGCGAGGCGCGAGAAGGAATACGCCGAGAAGCTGGGGAAGAAAATCATGTATGAGCCGTTTTAATTTTTACATGGGGAGCGAGGTGTATAAATGACAGAGTACGAGGAAACAAAATATATTTGTGAAAACAGCCTGCTTGAAGCTGCTCATATCCTTACTGATACCGCACGGAACATAAGGAAACAAGAAATCGCGTTAGACAAGGTGCATAAAATCTCTATGTATATGATGTCAAAATATCGTGAAAGTCTTATCCGTGATTTAAAAATTGACGTAATGAGCAAAGATAAGTTTTTCAAAGATAGGAGCCAGTACAAACTCTCTGGCGTCGTTGAAGAAAAACTTGATGAATGGGCGTACGATAATTATGTCTTTTCGCTGATACAGGATGCGGTTGCCGAAGAAATGAACAAGAAGTATCCAGCCCCGTGGTACAGCTATGCGCTATTTTGAGGATATTGCGATGAGGAAGAACAAAATCAGCCTTGATAAAGTCCAGCAGGCTTTCAACGCCGCAATCAAGCGCCGTGACAGGCGGTGCATGATTCGGGATTATGAGCCGTGTTGCGGAGAGCTGGAATGCAGTCACTTCAAAAGCGTAGGGAGTTCCCCGTCGTTAAGGTTTTATCCTCCCAATGCTTATGCACAGTGCCAGAAACATCATTGGAATCACCACCATAAGCTTAACAGAAATACGTATGCCGAGTGGATGTGGGAAAATCATCTTGAGGATGTGGAAATACTTGGTGAATTATCAAACAGGTATATCAAGTACACAGACGATTTGAAAGCGGAGATAATCCGCCTGTGCAACGAGGACAGGCTGGATGAACTGAAAGAGCTGATTGAGGGAGAGCTGAAATGACAGAAAGACTTAACGCTTACATCAAGAGCACGTCGCTCGGTTACGAAGACGGAGGGATTTTCTCATTCAGGCTTTGTCTTGATATTCAAGACGGATGCGGATGTTGTGTAGGCGGTTACGCTATGGATGGTTACTCCAAGCTTCAAGATAAGCGCGTAGGTTCTGCGTATGGCATGGATTTGATTATCAGAATCCTTGAAGTCGTCGGCGTGAGGACATGGGAAGAACTGAAAGGAAAATATATAAGGGTTGAAAGTCCGGGATTGGGCGGCAGGATTACAAAAATAGGAAACCTTATGAAGAACGATTGGGTGGATTTTGACACGTTTGGAAAAGGGGGGGGTGAAATGACGTTTAACGAATGGTTCAGACACAAGGTGGAAACAAAGATTTTTGACGACACCCCTGCAACACGGTACATTGCCGAGGCCGCCTATGGGGCCGGAATGAAAGATATCTGTCTTAAAGACCCGGAGATTAAAAACCTCCAGAACTTGTTAATAGAAGCCAATAGTCGGAACATGGACAATCTTGAAACGATTAAAGAGCTGAATAAGGAAAATGAGAAACTCAACCTTTACCGCAGGGCTTTTTGCCTGTTTGTGCACTGGGCCGAGGAGTGTGACTTTGGATACGACAACCTCGGCGAACTTGCAGACAAATACGAAAAGGAGCTTGACGATAAGGGGTTTGGTTATATAGAAGGTCTCATGATGATAGCAATAAAAGAGGCTAAAGAGAACTTTCCTAAGTTATACTTGAAAGAAATAGAAAACGTTGAAAAGGGGCTGTAGAAATGAACGAGAATCTTTACAGTGTTGAAGATGAATGTGGCTGTGTTATTGCCAATAACATGAACTTGGAGAATGCCATTATTTTTGTTAAGGCACTGTTTGGAGCTTATGTAAATGAAGAAGGCATTGGTTACAAAATCGTAAGGCAAAAGGGGTTTGGAGAATGAAACTTGGAGATGTTATAAAAGAGCTTCAAAAAATTGAGAAAGAACATGGAGGTGATATTGACCTACAAGTTTCAGTTGATATGTCCCGCTACGGCGATGAGGACACGTATTCAGATAGAGTATTTGGAATGGACCCATATCTTGCTAGAGTCGTAATTGAATACAATGAGCTTTTTGAGCATAAATACGCACAGGTTCTTTTTGAATCTGGATATGACAACAGGGGGCTATGAGTGTCTTTCCAAATTCAAGGTGTATTTGCAGGGCTGGTATGATTGTCAGAATCACACGGCAAATGACAATCTTTCGGCTAAATATTGTTAAGGATGTGAGAAAATGATGGTTCTTGAACAACTCGCGATAAGCTTGCTCTGTATGTTAATGTTTGGATGCGGTTTTTTCTTTGGGTATGTATTTCATATGCTGAAAGACCAGTGTGTAAAAAACAACAAAGCAAAAGAGGGTGGGGGCGATGGAAAAGACAAAGGCGATACTGAAGGTAGGGAAGTGGTCTATCTGTGAAGATTCTGGGAAACGGTGCTACACCTTGGCCGGAGCTGTTACGGCGCTGCACAGGGCAAGAAAACACCACGTAGAAGGCAGGAAATATATCCCTAAGCGCTATTATGTCTGCCCGTTCTGCGGTGAGTACCATCTTACACATTGTTCCAAGAGTACAAAGAAAAAGAGAAGAATAAGGAATATTTACAAATAAAGGGGATGGAATAAAATGTCAGATTCTTTTGTTTTCTACCGTTCATTTCACGAAGCATTGAAAGATTTGTCCCGTGAGCAGTACGGAAATATCATGTTCGCAATAAATGATTATGCGCTGAATAAAATAGAACCGGAACTTTCCGGGGTGGAAAAGATTGTGTTTACTCTTGTGAAACCTCAGCTTGATGCGAACATGAAGAGACAGGAAGAAGGGAAAAAAGGCGGCAGGCCAAGAACTTCTTTAAATACTGAAAAACCTGCGGTTTCTGAAAAACCAAAAAATCAAAAACCTATGGTTTCTGAAAATGAAGAGAATAAAAAACCTAATGATAATGAAAATGAGAATTTAAATGATAATGATAATTTAAATTCTTCCGGCGAAACCGCAGGAACGGAAAAGCCTGATGTAAAAGAAAAGACGGAAAAGAAACCTCTCCTTGACCGAGAGCCTAAGAATGACATAGAGAAGGTAGAGAAGCTGTATCTTGAAAACTATACAGCGTTGAAGAACCGGGGGCTTGTAAAGACGGATATGCCTGTAGTGAACTGGTCTCAGAGCCGCAAGCTGACAAAGGATGCTTTGGAGAAGTACGGGCTTGATTCTATCTTGGATGCAGTGAAAAACAGCATGAACAGCGAATTCTGTATACAGAAAGGATATTGCCTGACGACTATACTTTCTTCCGGGGTTCTTGCAGGTTTGATAAACGGCAATAGCTGGAAGCAGAGTGTCCGTGCTATCGATAAGGTTGACCACCCTGACGATATGGGTGAAATACTTTTTTAATGGGGGAAATTAAGATGGAAAAGAATATTTTTGACAAGCAGTTCGTCTACTTCATGTGGGACTATTCACTGAAAGACAAGAGGTGTTTTGTTGCAGATAGCATTGACATGTTGCAGCATTATGTAGAGACGTATAATGATAAATATAAATTCAAGTATGTTGTGAAGAAAGATAGTGCTATAGGCGCTTTTCCTTTCTGTGCTTATATAGCAAAAGGAACTCCTGCACACTACCGCTTTGCTTACTATGACCCGTTGTATGATATAAAGTGGGCATGGAAACAGGGGAAGCGTATACAGTGCAGGTGTCATTCTGGAGCATGGCTGGATGCGTCAACCCCTGACTGGGATAATAAGGCTCTTGAGTTCCGTGTTAAGCCTGTATCGGCATATAGACCATTTAAGTCTACACAGGAACTTAAGTCTACATTCTTAGCTTTGACTAACCAGACTGCTATACCTGCTAACTTCGAGCCTGTAATATGGGTACGGAGTAAGTACAATACAAGTTCTACATTTATGATTACTCATTTCTGTGAGAATTTGGGTGTAGTACATCTGTGTGGATATCTTAATATAGGCATTGAACAACTGTTCACTGACTATACTTTTCTTGATGGTACGCCATGTGGTGTAAAGGAGGAATAAAATGGGTGATTAGATGGCTTATGCTTATCCTAGAAAAGAGGATAAAAAGAATACTTACGTGGAAAGACTTGACGTTTGGTTCTCATCTGACGGTAAGCCTACAAAGAGGGTTATATTTAAGAAGCGCACTCGTGCAGAAATAAAGGATATCATGGACAAGGCACAGACTGTAGTAGAACTGTTTAAGCTTTATGACGATGTAGAGTTTGCTATATCAGATGAGTGGCAGGAGGACTAATATGAATAAAAGAGTTATTAATGACCACAAGCCTTTTGTAAGACAGGGTGAGGTTAAGGAATGGATAGTTTCACAGGGTTCAGAGAGGTGCGCAGAAGAAACAAAGAAGTTTGCTAAGGAATTGCAACAGGAGGTTACAGCAACAGTCAACCGTATTATGGAGAAGTATAAGATGGTGACTGCTGCAAGTGGTGCTTTGGTTTCATTCAAAGCTGAGATGACTTCACCTGACTATATTATTCCGTTGTTCTCAGGGATATTAGGTGTAGACAGGCGCAATAAGGCGACACAGGTTTTGGACAACTTTAAGGAGGAGTCAGAATGACAGATGAAGAACTTGCAGAAGAAAGAGCTGTTAAGTTTGCAGATATAAACTTTAATGAACCAGATAACTATGGCAGTGAGAAGGAGGTAGGACACTTTTCATATCGTGCAGGCTTCCTTGCGGGGCTTAAAGAAGGTAGAGAGCAGGTGCGAAAGCAGATGATGTCTAAGCTTGGTGATGCTATGCAGACATGGAGGTAGAGGGATGACTGAGACTATTAAGAGGAAGATATGTGATGTTTGTAAGAAAGAAGTTAAAGACTTTGCAGGGTCATTGGAGCTAAAGTATTCGGACCGGGATTATACAGGATGTGGTTTTCCTGCAGGAATTACACGTAAGGATGTATGTATCGATTGCTGTCGGAGATTGGATAAAGATATTAGTGAGATATTAAAGGGGATAGAAGAATGACAGATAAAGAACTTATAAAGCTATCAAGAGAAAATCTTAGAAAGTCTAAAAAAGGTTCACTATGCGAGCTTTATGATGAAGCCTTTATAGAAGGATATAAATCAGGTAGACCGAAGTGGCACAAGACTGCTGATGGTGATTTGCCGAATGAAAATAAACGGTATCTTTGTAAGATTAAAGAGTTTGTTGGTAGCGATATAAGCTATGAGTGTTTTGATTATGATACTGAATATAGTTCCTGGAAAAATGCGTGTGGTGATGTTATCTCATGGTGTGAGATACCTAAGTATATGGAGGATTAAATGAACGTAACAGAGTGGGAGGAAGAGAATATGAGGAATATCACGGACCTGTACGATTATCCTGCATCACACTCGTGCGGTGAAGAGTGTGATGGCTGTGTAAATCGTGATAGTGATGGTGAGTGTATAGCAAAGTATGGAAACATATTCTTTGTTTGCCATGGAGAGAAATATGAGGCAGCCGAAGATGCTTGACGGATATGACTACAGAGGAATTGATAGAAAACTTCATCAACGCAGGCGTTGACGCTTATAAAAAGAATTACCGCAACAGCAAGCAGGGCCGAATGCTGGACAGACATGAGCCTGTTGAAATCTGCGGCGAAACGTTCCGAACATGGCGGAAACTTGCGGTGTATTCGATGGCAGAGCATATACAGGAAATCATGCCGAATGCGGATGTGTCGGTGGTGATGGACGGAAATAATTCAACGCTGTCTGTGTCCGTGGATGAAGAAGAGCAGCGGGAACTTAACAGAAAGCTGTTCGTATTTCTGAAAAAATGGAGGTGTCTGTGATGGAGAAAGAAATCGGTATCATGCTGCACGACCTTAGAAAGAATCCAGAAGATTTGCCGCCGTTAAGCGGCGAGCTGCACAGTGAGATGAAGCCAGTCCTTGCGTATACAAAAGACCTCGGATGGACATCCGCGATAAGGCGAAAGCGTGGGCGTGCAATTGAATGGTATTGCAGCAGCTATGATGGTAACACCATTTTTTTTGATAAGGAGATTATCGCATGGACAGAGATACCTGCACCGCAGGAGATTTAAACGTAGCGGATAAGAAGCACCGCTGCGAGCTCACACAAAAAGAAATAGACGCGCTGCCGGATGATCACCCGTGGAAACATGAAAACTTTTTTCACCTTGCGGGGTTGGCATTTACATCCGCGGAAAATGAAGTGGTAGAACGGAGAGAGCGGGAAGACAATCTTCTTGCCGAACAAGGTAGACGGGAGCGGCTGGAAGCTCATTACAAATCAGGAAGCGGCGTTCCGTGTCGGTATCTGTCCGAAAGCCTTACAACCTTCCATCCATGGAACGCAGAGACTGAAGCTGCGGTGCAAAAGGCAAGGGCTTTCAGCAGGCTGAATGGGTGCAGGACGCTGGTATTATGCGGAAGTTCTGGCAGCGGGAAAACGCATTTAGGCTGTGGAATTATCCGGGAACGCGGGGGGATATACCGGACGATGCTTAAACTGCTGTACGAAGTAGACGGCACTATGAGTTATAAAGCGAAGGAAACCAAGGTTCAGCTGCTGGACAGGATTTGCACCGCTCCGATGCTTGTGCTGGATGAAATTGCCAGGTGCAAAATCCGGGAAGAGACGCAGCAGGAACTTGTGTGCTATGTGCTGAATGAACGGTACGCAAACAACCTCCCGACGGTGCTGATTACTAATCTTGACAAAAAAGAGTTAGTGAAATGGCTGGGCTTTGCCGCGAAAGACCGTCTCAATGAGTGCGGCATGGTCATTGAATTGAACTGCGAAAGCTACCGGATAAAAAAACGCAGGGAGATTTTCAGTGGAGGATAAAACGCGGAAGGCCGTGAACCTGATTCACACTGTCGAAGAACTTGCGCTGTCTATGGGGCTGAATGTATTCGTGGTGTGTGACGGGGCTATGGGCGTAATCAACACAGACAACAAGTGCATCGAAAAGATGCTGAATGAATACGTCAAGTTTAAGAGGGATGAATAATGTCGTTTCTGAAATGCCATATCCGCATATTGTGCAAGAGCTTATCTGCATAAGGTGTAAAAAGCGGTCAATAAGTGTAAGACCTGATAACGGTATCTATATTTTATCAAGGCACTTATAAGGGGGTATCTATGATTGATTTTAGGATTCTTAACGCAGACATACTGTTTGATTATCGGGAAGCCTGCAAGACTACGCAGGGGATTATGCAGCCGGGGCCTTTTAATCCAAGGGATGAGGTTGCATTCTGGGTGAAGCAGATAGTGGCAAACGATTCTACCATAAGGTGCATGACATTCCGTATGAAAGCAACTGCTCCGCGTTCGGTGATTATGCAGATTATCCGGGCTACCAAAGGGCATCCACAGCCGGAAGTAGAAAGCAGCCGCCCTGATTGGACTGGTAAAGAAAGAAGCTCCGACCCGTATGAGGAAAAGCTGTTCATTCAGGACCACACGGCAGAAAGCTGGATAGAGATGGCAAAGCAGCGGCTGTGTATGAGAACGGAAGCAAAAACAAGAGCATTTATGGTAGCAGCTGTAAATGCACTCAAAGACAGCGAGCTTCCGTTTCTGAGGGCTGTCGGCTTGTGTTCCATGCCATACTGTAAATGGTATCTTGCATGCCCGGAAATAAAGAGCTGCGGAAAGTGTAAAATTTCAATGGCAAAAGATATCCTCAACCGGGCTGAGCTGTAATGTGAAAGTATCGGGAACGGGTATAATACTATTCCCGGTCTTTCGTGCTGCTGTGGGCAATCCTCGTGCGTTTGGTGAAATATTCCTGAGGATTCGCCCGTCAAGAAATATTTCCGTTTTGCCGACAATAAAGAGTTATGCAGTTTTTTTATAAAATAAAACAGCGAATAGACCTGCTCAAAAATGACCGTGAACTTGCCATGATTTTCTTTTTGCATCTGCTTTTGATTGCGCTGCATGTGTACGAAGAATTTGTCGGGAATATTGAATACCACTGGTATTTGCGGGCCGGGGGATGCGGGCTTATTGCGCTGCTCATTTTCTTCTTGGGGCGCAAGGGGCTGGCGTTTGGCCTGCTGGTCTATTCGTGTGCGCTGGTGTACATTAACAACTTCTACAATTATGCGACGATTTTCTTCATGTTGATTGCCGTTGGTGCGTACCCTATGATGAAGAAAATTGCGCCGTGGATTTACTTGGTGAACATCGTCATATCGTTTACGATGAAGCGGCTTGGGATTATCCCCTTCCTCATTCATGTGACTTATATATTCATGTTCCAGACCAAGATGCAATATGTGTTCTCGGTAAATAAGCCGTCACAGCTGAACTTGACGGACGATGAGAAGAAAATCCTTGACGAGCTTCTGGCGGGCAAGATGCAGAAGGAAATCGAACTGTATTCCCCGCAGACGATTACCGCCAAGATAAAGAGCGCAAGGGAGCGGAACTTGTGCGAGACGACCGCAGAGCTGCTGACCATATACTCGGCCGAGACCGGGGTTAAGCTTGAGATGGGGAAGTGCGGCAAGCCCTGCAAGAAGAACTGCCCGAAGCGGGACACCTGCGATTGTCCGGGGCTTGTTGATTGATTCAAGGGCCGATTCAAGCCGATTCAAGTTGCTTCCGTACCGACTGCCAAGTAGAATAAAGGCATACTGATGAGCAGAAGGAATACTATGATGAACACAAAGAATATGACTAGAAGGGGCCTTTTGCAGACCGCCATGCCGCTGTCTACCCTGTCAAGAGCACAATGGAACGCCGTATTAACCCATCTCACCGCCGTGGAGGCTGTGGGAAACGATGACCTATACGATGCCCTCCAGACGCTTGTCCGCAACCAAGCGAGTATTGAGGTGATGAGCGACTACCAGGATTATTTCCACGACACGATGGACGAGCCTGTAAGGGAAAACTCCGTCGAAGATTTGCAGATCGCGTAAGAATAAAAAAAAGGATGCAGCCCCCATTCAAGGGGGCTTTTATATTATCGGCTTGCCTGTTTTTCTGTCTATAAAGCGGACCTCTAAATCAGCGTCCAGAGCGTCGGCTATCTTCTCTATGTCTGACAAGTAGAAGCTCCCCTTTTTGGTTTTCCAGCTGAAATTCTGGGGGCTTATGCCAGCCTTGATAGCAGCCTGCCTTAGAGATGGTATTTGTTTCTTTATACAGCATAATTTCATGTATTCTATGATGTTCATACCTTCTATTGTAAAATACAGCAGGATAAAAAGCAAGTATTTTGTTAAAGATAACAAAATACCTTACTTTTACATAAAATATTACTTGACAATAATAAAATAATATTATATACTTAGATTATCAAGGGGCAGGAAACCCTCTGATAAGGAGTGAAATATGACAAGGTTTGATATGATAGGCAAGGGGTTCTTCATTCTTATAACAAGAGAATGCTTTGATTTGTGTGAACAGCTTAATGATAAAGAAATCCATGTGATAAGGGCCTTTTCATCAAAAAGACAGGCTCTTAACAAGGCAAAGAAAGATAATCTTCCTGTGGTGGAAGAATAAATCAAGCAGCCCCCTTTTTGGGGGCAGGGAGTGAATGAATATGAACAAGCTTAATCAGTTTATTATGGAAGGTAAGCTCAGTAAATGGGCTGACTACTGCGAGAAAAATCCGGCAATCGACTGTTACGATGATACCGACGAATCCCTTGTTATCGAATACGAGTGCAAGGGGTTTGGTTATGCAGCTTATCTTGATATAAGCGAGGATATGCTGCCGAAGTACAAAGCCTTTACCGGCCATGAAGTCCGTATTGTCGGAAAGCTGGCAGGGGATACCCTTATCGTGGAACATCTGGAAGTACTTGATTAAATATATTCAAACCTTCGATTGTCCGAAGTATGCGCAATATTTTCGGACAATCTGGTAGAATTATGTTTGAAATAGATGAAGATGCAGGAGGAAGAAATGAAATCAGAGAGAAAATCAGTAGGCCAGCTTGTGGCTGAGCAGAGGGAAAACTTTGAAGAAACGGAATTTTACCCTACAACGCAGGAAATCGTCGATGCCGTGGCGCGGTGGGTTTCCCAGAACGGGGAGTTCACCCGCTCAATCCTTGACATCGGATGCGGGAACGGCTCATTTTTTGAGAAGTTTGACCGGACGGACTTTTTCAAGGCTGACAATTACGGAGACAAAAACTACAATTCAAACATTTCCAGGCATTATGCAAAGTATGGGATTGAGAA